CGTCAGGAACTGGCGGGACATCTGGTTCAAGTGGAAACTCGGGAACATCTGGTAGTTCAGGAACCAGTGGAAACTCGGGAACATCTGGTAGTTCAGGAGCAGCAGGAACATCAGGATCATCAGGAACAGCAGGAACTAGCGGATTAGATGGTGATAGATATGCTACCGATTCAACTTCAACAATTTCATTAGATTCAACATCAAATTTTCCATTAACAGTAGACACAGATTTGGCTTATACAGTTGGACAGTCTGTTGTTGTTGCATATGATGAAGATAATAAAGTGGAAGGGACTGTTATTTCATATAACCCAACCACTGGAGAAATGGTGGTTGACCCAGAAACTATAACTGGAAGTGGTACATATAATGATTGGGAAGTTAACTTGGTCGGTGCTTCTGGTCCGGCAGGTCCTCCTGGAGAATCCGGAACATCAGGAACATCTGGTTCAAGTGGAAGTTCAGGAAGCTCTGGAACATCTGGCTCATCAGGAACTTCAGGAAACTCTGGAACATCAGGATCAAGTGGTGTGTCAGGCACAAGTGGAAGTTCTGGTACAGCAGGCACAAGTGGAAGTTCAGGAAGTTCAGGCACAAGTGGAAGTTCAGGGGTGTCAGGCACAAGTGGTAGTTCAGGAGTATCTGGGACATCTGGTTCATCAGGAGTATCTGGAACCAGTGGAAGCTCAGGACAATCTGGTACATCTGGCTCATCAGGTTCAAGTGGTACATCAGGAACTTCCGGTACAAGTGGAAGCTCCGGAGCAGCAGGAACATCAGGTTCAAGTGGTACATCAGGTAGTTCAGGAGAAGCAGGAACATCAGGATCATCAGGAACAGCAGGAACATCAGGTACAAGTGCTGATGGAGTTTATTATGATTCAACTGCAAATGAAGTTGTTTACTATGATGAAGATAGACTTAAAACCCTTTCTGTTTCTATAACAGAATATGGTGGAGGTAGAGATTCAATTTCTACTACTAACCAATATTTAAGATCATATGATGGTTCACCATTGAATTTAAATGGTTATGCTCTACCTTGGGATGCAACATTGGTTGCCATTTCAGTATCAGGTCAGAAAGCAAATCAAACATATACGATTGAAATCAGACGAAATGATTTGGCAGCAGTTATTGATTCTTTAACTGTAACAAATGTAAGAGAGAATCATGATGCTACAAAAGATACAGATTTCAATGAAGGTGATAGAATCCAATTCTATTGCAACGGAACAAGTATTGATAGACCATTAGTCACAGCTTATTTTAGGAGAAGAATCTAAATGGCATTTAGAATAACTACAACAGGTACTCAATCCCCAATTGTTTTTGGGGATCTGGGTGGTGTTTCATTTACACATCCGGTGGTTGATTATGACTTAGAAAATGATTTTGCAGAAGAAGATATAAGATCATCGGATGAAGTCCAAAGCGCAATTGACAGTGGTTGGATTACTGTCGTTGATGTATATGGTTCGCCGATTACACAAACCCGTGGTGCGGTTTCACATAATGAAATTGCCGGGTTAAATCATGATGATCATACACAATATGCTAAGACAGAAGGTTCGTCGAGAGCTGTATTTGATATTAATAATGCATCAGAAGGTCAAAGACTTCTATATGATTCTACTGCAGATATATGGTATAATATTGATATAACAGTAGGAGTTGCTCCGTCTGTTAGTTGTGGACAGTGGGAATTTGATGATAAGATAGCTGAAGCTGATCCTACTAATGGCAAGTTTAGATTAGATGCTGCTCTATTAGCAAATGTTACAGAAATTTATATTGATACTAACACTAACAGCGGAACTAATGTTTCAAATTTTCTGACAACTCTAATTGAAATTGGAGATATTATATATGCTCAACAAACGGATGATGGTAATAGATTTGGAATGTATGAAATTGATTCAATTACTCTTGTTGGAGGATCAACTGGTTATGTTAAATATGAAGTAACATATCTAGATGAAGGTGCATTTACTGACTTTAAGAAAAAGAAAGATTATTTATTATGTTTTGCTAAACAAGGAAAAGATGGAACATCAGGAACAAGCGGAACATCTGGAAGCTCTGGAGTTGCAGGTACATCAGGTTCGAGTGGATCTAGTGGTTCTTCGGGAGAATCAGGAACAAGTGGATCGTCTGGCATCTCTGGTACATCAGGTTCGAGTGGAGATTCAGGAACTAGCGGTACATCAGGTACATCAGGGTCATCTGGAACATCGGGGGTAAACGGAAATGATGGTACATCGGGTAGTTCAGGCAGTTCAGGAACTTCGGGTTCGAGTGGGACTTCCGGTATTGATGGAACGTCTGGTTCAAGTGGTTCATCAGGATCTTCTGGTAGTTCAGGTACATCCGGATCATCAGGTTCTTCAGGAACTAGTGGAAGTTCAGGAACTTCCGGAATAGATGGTACCTCAGGATCTTCAGGAACTAGTGGTAGTTCAGGATCCAGCGGTTCATCAGGTAGTTCAGGAACATCACAAACTCCAGATGATCTAGCAACTGTTCAAGTGAGACGATCAACTAATTATACACTAACAACATCATGGGCAGATATAGTTTTTGATATAACTGATATTGAAAATGATTCATCTGTCTTAGAGCATAATAATATAAGTACACAAAGAATTGATATAAAAGAAGCTGGAATGTATATGTTATCATTTTCTACTTCAATTGATGCTGATACAGGCGAGGATGATTTTGATTTCAGATGTTACAAAAATGGGACTACAGTTATCCCCGGAAGTCTAAGAAAAATTAGTGAAGATGACGAGATCAATGATGCTGGAAATATTTGTTATTATGAATTTGCAGCTAATGACTATATAACATTTCAATGTAAAGCTACAGGTGGAACAAATATATTAATCCCAGAAAGTACATATACTGTAATGAGAATTCAAGGACCAAAGGGTGATATTGGTAGTGCTGGAACATCCGGCACAAGTGGTCAACAAGGTCCAGTCGGATCAGGAAGTTCAATAACCATTTTAGACAACGGTGTATTTGTTCCTAATACTCCTCATTCAGCTTTAGATTTTGAGGGCACTGCTGTAGATATAACAGATCAAGGAGATGGTACAGCTACGATTAATATTGATCTTGGTATTTCAGAATATTTTGATGGTTACTATCAAGGTGGTGCTGCAATTGGTACTGGTTGGACTGATATGCCAATTGATAATGAAAGAGAAAAGACATCTGCTTTTACACACACAGGATCATCAGCAGAAGTTACAATTTCCGAGGCTGGAATATATATTGTTCATTATAAAGTGACAACAATGGTTACTTCGGGTACTGCTCGTGCTGAATGTGAATCTCGATTAGCACTTGATTCAGGAGGTGGTTATGCTGAAATTCCTGGAAGTAAATCAGAACATTACAACAGACTGTTAAATTATGGAGCTTCAGCACAAACTCCATTGGTATTAGATCTTGCCGCAGGTGATAAATTAAAAGTTCAATCAATCAAAACTCGAGGCACTGGAAATACAATTCAATTTGGTGAAGATAACAGTCTTGTAATTTATACTGCTCCTGCAAAAGGGCCAAAAGGGGATGTTGGTCCAGCAGGTTCTGGCACTACTGTAAATGTAAAAGAAGATAATGTATCTGTAGCAAATACACCACATTCAAGTTTGAACTTTGAGGGTATGGAAGCGGATGATGCCGGTAGTGGTCAAGTAGATATTAAGAATGTGTATGGTTCTGAATTTCAAGAATCATCTTCTGATGCTGAATCTTCAACTACAAGTACAACGTTCCAACAAAAATTAAGAATGACTACACCAAGTTTACCATCTGGAAAATATCATATAGGTTTTTATTTAGAGACATGGCAATCAAATGCTTCTGATGCAGTAGAATGGCAGGTAGAATTAAATGATACAACTGTACTTGCCACCGCACAACAAGAACCAGATGATCTTAATGACAGATTTTCATATGGCGGTTATATGTACCAGACTATTTCTGGTGTAAATAATATAGATATTGATTACAGACAACAACGAGGTTCTACTGCTTATATAAGAAGAGCTAGATTAGAGCTATGGAGGGTTTCATAATGGCTGAAAAATATTCGTTTGGAATATCAGATGAATTTCCATATAAAAAAGTTGATACGAGTAGATTATCTAAAGAAATATCAGAATCAACCATAACAACATCGCTAGATTATATTAACTCAAATAATATTATATGTGATGTATGGTTTAAAGATGTTCTAACTTCAGATAGTTCAGCTACTCTAAATGTGATTATTTCTGAACACGATGGAGAACCATTACCAGAAGAAATAGCTCCAACAATGAAGGATGGTAGACCTATTGTTAGAGCTGATTCAAGACCTCTAAATACAGAAACATATTTTACAATGGCTGGAGATGATAGTACTAGTATTGGAGGCGGCGCAGTAATGGTATGGGATTTTTCAAATAACGATAATATATATGAAGGACCGGAAATTCCATCGGGATTTAAAGCCAAAAAACTTTCTATGACGTTTCATTGTCCTATCTATTTAAAAGATGGAACTGTATATTTCTTTGACGCTCCGTGGGGGTGTTATATGAATATGTTTATTGGTATTCCTGCTAATTCATATTATCCAAATCCTGCTGGGTCTATTCCTGCATCTGCACTGGGATTATCAAGCAATAATATGTATGCATATACTACTGAAGAAATGGCATACCAATGTTATCTTAATAAGCATCATATGTATGGTGATTGCCCAATGGGAGATGAATTAAATGCAGAAGGTGCAGCAGTTAATGCTGTTCCAGTTGGATGGAAAGTTTGTGGATTAATTGTAACACCAGATAGTGATAATGTAAGTAAAGGGTATGCTTCATTAGAATTATATAGATGTCATACTATGTTATTACCAGGGCAAACTATAGAAACTTTACATGATTAAAGGAGAATGAGTTATGATACATGGAGTAAAAGATAAACCAGTTGATGAGCATTTTACTGTATCAGATGCAGCTGGTAATTTGATATCTGGTATTGATACTACATCGTTTACAGTTTATATATATAATCCATCTGGTAATAATGTAGCTGGTTCTCTATCGGACTTTTTTACTGAACTTGGAGATGGTAGTTATAAATATACTTTTACTCCAGGTGTAAATGGAGTTTGGTATGTAAACGTAACGCATCCAACTTATTTTCCTTGGGGCAAAACTGATGATATATATGTTGACGAGACTGACCTTTCTGGTATTTATGAAATTGTAAGAAAGACACTTGGTCTTGTTCATCACAATTTTTATATAGATGAAGCACAGTATGACGAGTTTGGAAATTTAATTTCTTCAAGAGTAAGGATTTATTCTGATGCTGCATCAGTTGGAACAAATAATAATGTAACAGAAACATACTTGATTACTGCAGATGGAACAGCTTGTGGTCAATTTTCTTATTGGCGACAAGTACAGATATAAAGGAATCATAAAATGATTACATGTCTAGTTTGTGCAAAAAAATTTAAAATAGTTAGTCCAAGTCATTTAAAGTATAAACATCATATGACAGTTAAAGATTATTTGAAAAAATTTCCCGGATGTGAAACTGGATATGATTCTATGTGTGAGATACAAAAACAAACAAATTTAAAAAAATATGGTATTGAAAATGTTTCATATTTAGAAAAAGTTAAGAAGAAAATAGTTGAAGCAAATATAGGGAATAAACATAAAGAAATAAGTAAGTTGAAAATGAGTAAGTCTCACAAATGTAAAATCATAACTAAGAAGCATAGAAAAAATATTTCTAAAGGTGTAAAATTATCTATAGAAAAGATAAATGAAAGATATCCATTTTTTTCTAAAATAGAAGAAATAAGATATAATCCAGAAAAACTAAATGATAAGGAAATACAAGTTCATTGTAAAAATCATAAGTGTGAAAATTCAAAAGAAAAAGGCGGATGGTTTACTCCGAAAAATACTCAAATGTCTGAAAGGATACGACAACTTAATAATGGGAATGATGGATCATATTTTTATTGTTCCGAAGAATGTAAAGACGATTGTCCTCTTTTTAATTTAAGACCTGACTATATTTTAAATGATAAACAATCAAAGAAAGTATATACAAGTGAAGAGTATCAAACTTTTAGATCTTTTGTTTTAGAAAGAGATAATCATATTTGTCAATACTGTGGGGAAAAAGCAACAGATGTTCATCATGAAAGACCTCAAAAATTAGAACCATTCTTTGCGCTTGATCCAGATTGTGCATGGTCTTGTTGTAAAAAATGTCATTATAAATATGGTCATAAGGATGAATGTTCAACTGGAGTGTTAGCACATTTAAGTTGTTAGTAAGTTTAGAACAAAATATAAAAAAGGAACAAATAATAAAATGGTAAATATAGCAACACTTGGTATGTTCAAAAGTTGTTGTGGGGGAGCTCCGGGAGGTGGAGGAGCACCGCCATATAGGCAAAATGCAGAAGAGTCTGTAACGCCAGTTATATTTATTCGTAACGTTAAGATGGTTACTATAAATTCACCTGAAGATTTATTAAGTAAAATACATATAAGACTTAAGGATAACGATTAATGGAGGTCCTTTAAAATGTTAAAGTTAAATGTCAATCAAGAGAAACAATTAAATTTTGAAATGCAGATCGGTGGGGTTCAAGCCGATCAAGTCTCTAGTTTTCTCAGAATTGAAATTGATGAAATTGAATATGGGTTTCCTGCACAAGTAGGACAAGAATCAGTTACTGTTAGCCTTCCTGCGTTAAGAACAGTAACTGCAAGGAAATTAAAAGAAGGCGAAGAAGTAAATGTTAAACTCGAAATTGTAGCAGATGGTCATTATCTAACACCATGGAAAGATACATTCACACTATCTAATCCGTTGGTTGTTGAAGCAAAAATTATAGATGATGATTTTAATCCAACACCTGCATTTAAAACTAAACTTGTATCAAAGGGTAGTTCGGGAGATAGAAGTCAAGGTGTTGTGGTTGAAAGAGCCGAAGCAGAAGAAAAAGTTCCAACTATAACTGAAAGTGAAGACGAAATGACTGAAAAAATAGTTAATAAACTTGCAGAGAAATTAAGTTCTGTATTTGAAGGCAGAAGTGATAAAGCAGTTAAGAAAGAAAAAGTTATTGAGGAAAAAGTAGTTAAAGAAGAAAAAGAAGTTGAACCGAAACCGATAAAGAAAATAGATGTAAAAAATATTACTAAAGAAGGTGTTTACAATTATATGACAAGATCTGGCACAAAAAATGAGAAAGTTCAAAAACTTATTTATGAGCAAGCTGAAGCTGAAGCTGGATCGTCTATTCCTGTTGAAGTATTAAAGCAAGTTGTTAAAGTTCTGAAAAGTAAATAATGACTGGAGGTGATACTTTTTGCGAGGATGTATTCGGTTAATTTGGAGACTAAGGCGTAAATATCAAATTAAAAAGCATGGATTTTGTAAGATACCAAATAAACTAAAAATGTAAATAGTGGGATCTCGAACAATGGCTAATTTATTTCGATTAAGAAGAAGCGATCAAGGAACAGAAGGATTGTTTGTAAGTGAAGATTTTCATTGTCGAACTCTTGAGTTACCTTGGAGATATAATAAAAGACAAATATCTTGTATTCCATCTGGCGAGTATAATGTGGAAATAAGGTATTCAAATAAATATGGTAGAATTTATTGGGTAAGACATGTTCCCAATCGAACTTATATTTTACTTCATGCTGGTAATTATGGTGGTGATAAAAGTAAAAACTATAAAACACATACAATGGGTTGTATACTATTAGGAAAGAAGAGAGGCTCTTTGGGAGGACAAGTTGCTGTGTTAAATTCAAGAGTTGCTCTTAGACAGTTTATGGAATATATGGAATATGAACCATTTACATTAAGAATACAGGAAACATTTTAATGAAAATACAACTTTGTGAATATGGATGTGGACAAGAAGCTAAACATCAATTTAAAAACGGTAAGTGGTGTTGTTCTAAATATCATAGTTCATGTCCACAAATAAAAAAGGTTAAAATAGGTTCAAAACTATCTGAAAACCATAAGAAAAAAATAAGAGATACTATGAAAAATAAAGAAATTAGAGAAACAATAAGAAAAGCAAATTTAGGTAATAATAATCCAAATTGGAAAGGTGGTTATGATAAAAATAACATTCCTAGTTATGATGTTTATGCACACCAAATTTCGTATGCTGAAAAAGTTAGAAGAAATAAAGATGATAAAAATATTCTAGAAGTTAAATGTGCTTATTGTGGAAAATGGTATATATCAAAATTAAGCTTTATTGGATATAGAATAGTATGTTTAAATAATTTGCAGCGTGGAGAGGGGCGACTTTATTGTTCTGATAAATGTAAAATTGAATGTCCGATTTATAATAGAACTGAATGGCCTAACGGGATCAATCCACAAAATAATTCTAGAGAAGTACAACCTGAACTTCGACAAATGAGATTTGAAGTTGATAATTATACTTGTCAAAAATGTGGTAAACATCAAGATGAGCTTACAGTGGGTTTACATTGTCACCATTTAGAGGGTATTAGATGGGAACCTTTAGAGTCAGCTGATATAGATAAAGTTATTACTTTATGTAAAAATTGTCATTTGGAAGTTCATAAAATAGAAGGATGTGGTTATAACGATATGAAATGCGGAGAGGAGGAAAAAGTAGCATGGTAGGATTAGACATAATTTTAGGGGGAATTACTGGACTTTTGGGAAACTGTCTGACTACGTGGTTCAAATATAAGAATATTAAATTAGATCACGAACATAAAGAAAAAATGGTAAGTCTTGAAACTCAAGCTATGATTCAAGAATCTCAAATGCAAATTGAAGTAACTAAATCAAGAATTGAAGGTGAAATTGAATTAGCAGATGCTTCTGCATTTGAAACTTCTCAAAAGATTGGAACACAAAAACTTTTCCATGAAAAATGGATTGATATGATAATGACAGCAGGAAAAGGAAAATGGTATGGAGGTATACTTCAATTTATTGGTTCAATGATTGCTGCTGGATTCGCTTTAGTTGATTGGTTAAATGGTATGATGAGACCTTCACTTACTATTTATCTTGTGGGAGTATCTTCATACATAACAGTATTAGCTTGGGAAATTATGAAAACTCATGGTTTGGATCTTACTGCTGATCAAGCTGTAGCTATATTTAGTCAAGTATCATCAACTATGATTTATCTTTCAGTTTCATGTGTTACCTGGTGGATGGGCGACAGAACTATGAGTAAGTTTTTACAAGAAAGAGGGGATAAAAAAATAAGCGGTTATCCAACGAAACCGTCTGGTGGAGGAGGTGGAGATGTGGATCTTTAAAAAGCAACCACTACCACCACCAATATATAAAAGAAGACCAATTGCGACTGCTGCAATTATTTTATCAATCGTTGCAACATTTGTATTGGGTCCGATTGGTGTTATATATAATAGTATGAGTGAAGAGTTGAAAACTGTTAGGGAAAAAGTTGAAGTTGTAGAGAAAGAAAAAGTCGATAATAATCTTTTGAAAGAAACTCTTAATGATTTAAAAGAGGATAGAAGAGATAGAAATAAAAAAGCTGAAAAACGAGATGAAGCAATACAACAAAATCAACAAGCAATTCAAAAAATATTAATAAGACAAGAACTAGCTGCTCCAAAAAAATTTAGAGTAATGGAATCAAATAAAGAATCAGAACCTAAAATGAAAAAAAGTATAACTATTAGAAAGAAGGAAAAACTTAATTTGAGTCCAGATCAGTTTGAAATATATCTTTCAATGTCTCCAGAAACTCGAGCTAAATATAAAAAATATTTAAGAGATAATGGAAAAGATGTTTCTGGTTTGCCTGATTAATAGAAAATAAGAAAGGGTTTATAATGGATTATAAAGAGAAAATTATAGAATTATTAAAAAAGAATATGACCGAAAAAAGTTTTAAACTTTGGAGTGGAATTGATAATCGTTTACCAGATATATGGAGCAAGTTAACTGCATCCACTGGAAAGTATCATAGGAAATTAAACGGTGAGGTGCAGAATATTGCAGAGCACACATATGAGATGCTTTTTTCAGCTGTTAAAATATGTAGATTATTTAATGTTGCTTTAAAAACAACTGATTTTGATAAAATCTTATTTGCCATAGTATTACATGACTCACTAAAATATGGTACATTGGGTACAAGAAGACATACAGATAATAAACATGATAAATATGCAGCAGATATGATCTCTGAAAATAAGAAAATATTTGAGATGATTTTAACAGAAGATCAATTCTTCATTATGGAGGAAGCTGTAAGGTTTCATTCAGGAAGATGGAGTACTGATGTTCCAAAAAATAAAGAGTTTACTTTTAAGGATTATAATCCAGAGACATTATTAATACACATTCTTGATATGATGAGCACTGCTGATCTAATTCAAACTGACGTGAGGGAGTAATGAATGGCTACAGTTTTAACATCTTATTCACTAGTGGCAGAACTACAACATTGGTTCAACCATTTTGTGATAAACTCGAAAATTAATAAATATCGAGTTCCCCCTCCTGTAGATATTCCGGAAACATACCTTGGTGAAAATTCGTTTATTGATATGTTATTTAATAATGCTTATGAGCATGATTCATATGAATATAGATATAGTACAGAGGAGAATGCTTTTTGTATTCCCCGTGTTGCATCTACAAGGTTACAAGTATATCCGGGATCTTCTCAATATCTTACTTTAGACCCTGATGGATCAAACGTTTTTAATTTACAAGCAGATGATTTTGCAACGTTAGATGCTTTATTAGCATACCGAAATGATGGGACAGCATTAACAATTATAGATTCAACTTCTGTCAGTTTTATATCTGATGCAACAGCAGGTATATTCATTTTATATGCAACTTTAGATACTCTTTCAACTGAGTTATCTAAAATGATATATTTATATTTAGTTTTAAAATTATATAATAGATTTGAAGAATATAACAACGAGTCGTTAATCTCAACAGGAGGACTTATACAAACGTGCTATGAATCTTATCTTGTTGACCAGTATTTCTGTTTTATGACAGAACAACATCCCGACTTGTTATATGACTGTATGTAAGGAGATAAAATGGCGCATAACATAGATGAGTTCTGGAAAATACTTAAGTCAATCCAAGGCGAATCTACTGATCTAACTGAAGCTATTGATGCTATAGCTAAAAATGAGAAAACAACTTCTCAAAGATTAATGGATTTAGTCATTGATCAGATTGCACATAATTCTCCAGATTGGGCAAGACTAAAAGGTTTTTTTAGAGATTGGTATGCCGCTCATAGAACTGTAACTACTTTCCAAGCCAATATTTCTGATGTTTATGAAATCCCAAATGATCAATTAGATGAATTATTTAGAAGTTTTGGATATGACCTATCTGCAGTTTTAAAAAATCCAATAAATAATGAATCACCCGCAGAAAAAATTAATTTATTCCTCGAACTAGTAAATCTTTACAAAAGAAAAGGAACTCCACAAGCTCTACTTGAAGTTCTTCAATATTATGGAATTATTAGTGTTGATATTTATGAACTTCAATTACAATTTGAAGAACGCGAAAGAAAAAATCCTACAGATTTAATTTTCAAAGGAAAACTGACAACTGGAACATCTAATATCTCACCGCCAATTTATTTACCATTTAATTACTTAACAGATAAAGATCCACATTGGCTACAAACTGAAGCGCAAATCAAAAGATTAGTATCTGAGAATAAAATAAATTTTCCATCTCAATCTCCTTATTTTGTTGTGAAACCTTTATTTGATGAAGAATCAATTAATCCTGGTACTGGTATGTTAATAAGAAATATTCAAGATCAGCATGATACATGGGATAATGCTGGACAACCAGATGAAGGATTAATTGCTGTTTTACCACAAGATGCAGTTATGACAATTACTGGTGAAATTGTATCCTTATTAACTCTATATTTATCAACCATTTATGTATTCAACAAAGAGTTTGATGTTGGGGCTCCAGGCGACAGGTTTCTTTGTTATGATGGGACTAATACTGATCCAGTTATAATAATGGATGAGTTTAGAACTTTAACTCAAAGAGCTAGTACTAGATCACAATGGAAAGCGCAATTGGAATTATATCTTGATACATTTTCAAGAGTTACCACTACTAACTTTTTACAAAATCATGATGATGCTGGAGATGTTTTATCAATACTGAATCCAGCAGTAAAAGCAAATCTTGATGGGTTAGCAACTGATAATATCACTATATTAGGAACTCTATTAAGAGACTTAGGAGAATGGGTAAGAAATAATATCAGCTTTGGTTTCATCAATATGAGTTATATCTTATTTGGGCTTGATTCGTTCTTTGCTGAGTTAAGTAATGTAATTGAATTTTTTAAACCATATAGAGCAAGAATGATTCCTCTTGAAACAATTGAATTTACAAATAGACTATTCAATTCAATTATAGTTGAAGATAAATTCTTAATGGATATTGAAGAAAACGTGCATGATTATTTAACTGGCGATAGTATTCCATGTTGTGATTCAACTACGTGTATTAATGTTGATACCACATCTACTGATTTATTTTATTCAAGAGAAACATATGACTGTGGTTCGTATCATGATATTGGTGCCGTTACTGATATGCCACGAGAAATGTTTATTGAAATTCAAGACGATATCCATGATGAATTAAGATGTCCTAGATTTTGTGGTGATGGTACTGCTGCTATCCAAATTGCTAGTAATCTTGGCTCACCTAATGCTCCAATTGTTACATCTGAATTATTAAATTATATCCCTTTGGATATTACAGATATTGTAGCTGGAGATAATACTGTTGTTGGGACATTTGCAGAAGTACAAAGTCCGGGTTATGCACTAACAATAAATATGTTTAATGAGGATGATTCGTCTCCATCAATATACAGTCATATAATTACAGAAAAAAGTATGTATGGATTCACTGCATTATTTTCTGATGTAATGGATTCTGCAAATTACTCTGTATCATATGATTATGATAATTCAGATAATTCAGGAATTATAAATGTTCCTGATGGTACTAGTGTTATAACAGTTAATATTCCACCACCACCAGAAATAATTGATGACACATCATATACAGTTGCTCTAAGCCTTTCTAATACTGTAGATGTAAACCCATCATTATATAATTATTCAGTAATTGAAAGAACAGCAACTTACTTTACAGTTCAATTCTCAGGTGAAATGGATTCATCAAACTATTATTTAGAATGGATCTTAATTACACATGAAAAGCAAGATGTGTTACCTTTAATGGAGGGATGGACTTCAGTTACTATACCATTGAATCCTTTTGAAGTAAATGATCGGTATGGTCTTAGTATTGTAATGTTAAATACAGTAGATACAACTTCATCAATAATTCCTTTTATAGTAACAGATAAATCAATTGATGGTTTCACTGTAATGTTTGATAGCCCAATAGATTCACCTAATTATCAATTAATGTGGTCACGCCCTCTTGGCGCATCTCTATCTTCTAAAGAATATAATTATTATCAAACTGGAGGATTTACAAACTTTGATGGTGTTCCTGTATTTGATTCAACTGCATATGTTTATGTAGAAGGGACACAAGGTAGGTTTGATTGTACTCATGGTTTTGATCTGGTGCAGATTGAGATTGAAGATATAACCGAATATCTATTACAAGAAAATGGAAGTTATATACTGCAAGAAGATGGTTCAAGAATCCTTCTATAATCCCGCAAGTTTCTAACCTATAGTTCGTCGAAAACTAATAACTAGTTAATATTCCAAGGATAATACGGTAGATGACTTTATTTTTTAGAACAAAATATAAAATCCTTTTTAAAATTCAATGTTTAAGGAGCTTATATATGTCACAGTTAAAAGAAGAAATATTAAAGTTAGCTGATGGTTCTGTTTTAACAAATAAAGAGATTGCAAAAGTAGTTGGATGTTCACCTCGCACAGTAACTAAATATGCTGGGAGTTATGTTGAAAGGACTCAATCAAAAGAAATGGAAGATAGTTCTTTATGGGAAATACAAAAAACTGTATTGCTCCCAGATATTCATCATCCTTATTATGAAGAAAGAGTAATGGATGCAGTTGGGGAATTCATTCTTGATTATGAACCGGATGAAATTGTTTATATGGGTGACCAATTATCTTTAGATTGTATTTCAGGATGGAATAGAAATAAACCTTTGTTAAAAGAAGGTCAAAGATTAATGAAGGATTATGACAATTTTGATAAAGATATTTTACAAATTCATGAAGGATTAACAAAACCAGAAACTCGTAGAACTTTTATGATTGGAAATCATGAACAAAGAATTGAATGGTATACTCAAATACATCCCGAACTTGCTGAATTTATAAATGTTGGCAGACATCTAGATTTACTAGAAAGGGGTTATAATATTATTCCATTTAACGGAATACATAAGGTTGGTAAGTTAAGCGTGATTCACGGATATTACTGGAATAAATATCACGCTTCAAAAACATTAGAAGCGTTTGAAGGTAATATAGTTTATGCGCATGTTCACAATCCTCAAATGTATGCTAAAGTTTCTCCAATAGATAGAAAGGGATATCACACTGCGACTTCATTACCATGCCTATGTAACATTAAACCCGACTATAAACAAAACGCTCCAAACTTCTGGATAAACGGTTTTGGAATTGTAGAACATTTACCTGCCACAGGATATTTCAATTTATATACAATAATTATTATTGAAGGAAGTTTCATGTTTAATGGTCGTTATTACGGGAAAGATTTATAACAAAAAAGCGGGGGGTGAGTCTTCGCTTCCCTGGAACGGGCCCGAATGACTCGACTCGGAATCCCCAACAGGTTTAGCCCCCACTTTTCCTTACACCAGCACTTTAGAGGTGCGTTGGTAAGATGTTACTTTTATTTGCACGTACCTTTTTCTCCGCCAGTTTTTGGGCCAGTTCCCTGACCGGATTGGCCACTTCCTCCGCCTTGACCATTTCTAGGTCCGCCTGATTGTTTAGGCGGACCTGTTCCGTCACCCTTTGGCATACTTAATCACCCCCTTAATGTTGTATGTAATTTATTCCTTATCATCTATTGAGTTTAATTTTGCGTACATTTTTTTCTCACATGTATTACACATGCTATGAGAAACTCCTCCATTCGCTTCATCATTTTCGTTACATGGTTTGGTTCCCATATCTAAACCACACCATGCGCATTTAATAATTATCATAATGTCCTCCTATTTCAGTGACCATCTAGCTGGTGCATCTGAGGTTGATGGTTCTCTAATAAGTTGAGCAGTAGTTTGCCCGAATTCTAACTCCCCACCAGAAACATCAATACTAATCCAGGTATACCCATCAATTTGATAGTCAACCTGATTAAATATTTCTTGGTCGGTCCATCCATTGTCAAATTTCCCCTCTGTCCAAACTTTCATTTCCTGACCATTAAGATCAACGATGGCCATATTAATTCCTCGTTGTTCAGCATTCTTATCTATAGAAACTAATTTTGGAATTGCCATCCCCACAATCACTCCTAAAATAACTAGGACTGCAAGGATTTCAACTAAGGTGAAACCCTTTTGATTTGGGTTCATGACTCCTCCTTTCAAATAATTTAAGTAATAAGTTTCATTCCTTCACCTATTAATATATATAGTTAGAACAAATATAAAAGGAAAATTCTCGTACGATAGACCCGACAGACTTTAAGCAAAAAATTGAGGTTCTAGTCTGTAACCTGTAAAAGGAGATACTATCATGACTTATAAAGACAATTTCGTAGCCGAAGTAAAATGTAATGGCAAAATCTTAAGAATTATAGATGGAGCTGTTCACCTACCTTATGGAAGTGAATACACACTTCTTCTTAAAAATCTTAATTCAAGAAAAGCATCTGTTAGTGTTCATGTTGATGGACAGGATGTACTTGATTATAGTTCTCTTATTCTTGAACCAAATTCTAGTGCTGAACTTGAAGGATTTCTTAGTGGCACAGTTGCTAAAAATCGTTTTAAGTTTATTCACAAAACGAAACAAATTCAAGAACACAGAGGTGATAAAATCGACGATGGTTTAATTCGAGTTGAGTTTGCATTTGAAAAACCAGCTCCAGAAGTCATCAAAAAAACAATTATACATGAGGATCATTACTATGATCACTATCACCGCTATCCAAGACCATATTATCATTGGAATTATGATAAATGGTTTAGTGGTGACTCACAAGTAAAGTATGGATCATCTGCTGTTGACAATCAAACATCATTTACAAATTCAGGTGGTGATGAATTATTGGGAATAAAAGCTGAAAATTGTGCCAGAGGAGCTCATAGTGAAAGTATTAATATGGTGCAACATGATTCTCTTGGAGTTGAATCTCTTGGTCAACCTTTAGATGATGAAGGTATTACTGTTAAAGGCGCTGAATGCCATCAATCATTTAGATATGGAATAATTGGAGAACTAGAACAGGCTCAAGTTATTACTATTCAACTAAAGGGTATAAAAGGAAGTGGTGCTCAGATTCAACAACCTATAACTGTAAGAACTAAACTTCAATGTCCAACTTGTGGAATAAAATCTAAATCATCATTTAAATATTGTCCTTCTTGTGGAACATATTTAGAATAATAAAAAAATCGTGCGAGTTTAATCGGGAGGGTACTAGAACTTTTTAGTACCCTCCTGTTTTACGTTATTTTTAGTTCTAAACCTCCTGAATAATAAGAACAAAATATAAAGTAAATCATCACCGTTTATAAGGGATAAAATATGAAAAAGAAAATTGAGACAATAGAGGTTGTTGCTAAAGACTTTTATGGGGACAATTGTTTAGATGATTCAATTGGTCGTCGTAATATAGTAAAAAAAGGGAATCCGGAAGGTTATGTTGAAATTTATGAGGTTGATGTTTCTGGTAATAAAAAATTAATTGGGAAACATAATCTCGTTCTTTATAGAGGAAGAGAACTGTTAGCCCAAAGATTAGTTAATGTAGATAATACAAATGTTATATCTACAAAAGATGAGTTTATTAGTTGGTTAGGTCTTGGGGATGGTGGAGTTATTCCAGGAGATCCATTAAATCCTTCACCTCCAACTTTAACAGATACAGAATTAGCTTCTCAAATTATGATTACACCAACAGATTCGTCTGCTGCTGATTATCATATTATAGATCCTACTCACCCAGAAGAAGGATATTACAAAATTCCGTTTGATACAATTGAGTTTGAACAAGACATGCTTAATGATGATAAATGGTTAGTACTTAGAATTACAACTACAATTAGTGCCTACTATGCAAATAATAAACAATTAAGCGAAGCAGCATTATTTTCGGCTGCTTCCTCCTTGGGAGGCTACACTGGGCAATTTACAATTTTTTCAAGAGTTACTTTTCCATCAATTGTTAAAACATCTGATCGAAGACTCATCTTTTCTTGGTTCTTATATATATAAAAAAGAATCATGAAAAAAGATTTTTATAGTATAGACCTGGAGAGAAAGGAAGATAAAGAATTATAGAGATTAATATTACTAAACTAGAGAAAAATAAATTAGGAGGAAAAGAAACATGGCTGCTAATGTTTCTCCAGGAGTTTTTTCTAAAATTATCGACCTTTCTCAATTCGTTCAGGCTGTACCTTCAACAATTGGTTTTATTTCAGCACTTAACGAAAAGGGAGAAGATAATGTTTTAAAATTTATTGGTTCAAGAGCTGACTATATTTCAGAATATGGGGAACCAAATATTGCAACATACGGCAAAAACTATGGACAAGGTCCATACTGTGCGTACAATTATTTAGGAGAATCAGGAGCTCTTTTTTACATGAGAGTTCTACCTGATAATGCTACGTATTCAAACATGAGGATTGATGCAACAGTTAATCCTGCTGATTCAACCGCTGGTATGCAAATTACGTTTGTAGAAGGTATGAATACAGTTGATGAACTTGAAACTAACCTATTACAAGATGGTAATGCATATCCGATTTGTTTCCTATATCCAATTGGAAGGGGACAATGGTATAACAAAATAGGTGTAAGATTAACGGAGGTATCGAACCCAACTCTTTGGGATCAATATATTTTAGATATCTACGAAAGACAATCTGATGGACAAGATGCTATAATTGAATCGTTTGAAGTTTCATTTGAGAAAACAGCAAAAGATAGCGCGGGCGATTCGATCTGGGTTGTAGATGTTTTAAATACATATTCAGCAATCCTTAAAGCAGAAATGTATATTGACAAAGATACAGATCGTCTCTCAGCTGGATATGATGAAAATATTAGAATTTATGATAAAGATATTGATACTAATATAAGAGTTACTTTAACCGCTGGTTCTGCTGATCTTACAGACATCAAACAAGACTTCTCTGATTGGGAAGGTGTTGGTACAGGCAATTATGTTATTATTGCTAAAGATGCCAGAGGAGCTGAAATTTGGGGTTGGTGCGGAGCTACTGCTGGAGCAGATGAAGAAGAAATTACAGTCTTTTCCGAAATATCATTAGCAACACAATCATGGAATGGAGCTGTAACAGAATTTGATGATGCTTCTGAAATTGAATATCGTATTAAGAAATCATACGGTTCAGTTGCTCAAGCATTTACATCAGCTGACCCTGTTCCATTAAGAAAAGGAAGTGATGGTGATCTATTACAAGCTGATGGTTCTTTAGATCCTGCTGAAGCTGTACAACTTCTGAATCAAGCATATAATGGTATCATTGATGATAACGTGCTTGATACTGAAAATACTTATTTCTCAATGGTATGGGATTGTGGTTATCCATCTGATGTTAAATCTGCAATTAGTACATTATGTCAAACAAGACGTGACTGTGTTGGTATTCTTGATAATGGGGATAACGCAAGTGTTAATCTTGCCCTTGCTACAAGAAATAATACCAATACATTTAATAATTACTTTGTTGCTCTTTACGAATCATATAATAAAGTGTATGATCCATTTACAGGACAAGATGTATGGTTCTCACCAATTTATCATATGTCATATATCCTACCAAGAAACGATACTGTAGCTGAACTTTGGTTCGCAGCAGCTGGTTTCAATAGAGCAGCGATTGACACAATTAAAGAACTTCGTTATAATCCAAGACTTGGACAAAGAGATCAACTATATCTAAAACAGCTAAATCCAATTGTTAAATTTAATCCTGGATATGTTGTTTGGGGTCAGTTGACATCTCAAGCAAAAGCAAGTGCTTTACAGGACTTAAATATTGTTAGACTTGTTCTGTATATCAAGAGAGCATTTGAAGACTTCTGTCGTTTCTTCATCTTTGAACAAAATGATGAAATTACCTGGTCACTTGTAGCAGGTAATCTAGTTGACTTCCTTGAAGTGATTAGAAAGAAACGTGGTCTGACAAACTTCTCAGTAGACGTAGGCGCAACAGAATACGAAAGACGTACAAAGAAATTCCACGTTAACGTAACTCTAGAACCTACAAGAACTGTAGAACAGATTGAACTGAACTTCTTTATTGTATAATCTAACCAAAAAAAATGAGTCGCTCAAGAGTAAATCCTGAGTGACTCATTTTCCGTCGTTATTGAGATAACGGATTTCCTAACGAAACAGCTGATAATGAATGTTTTAATGAACCATCTAACATCTTTGTAGTATATACCAAATATACTAGAGTATTCATTTCTTTATCATAAAATCTAGCAATTTTCATTACCTTCGATCCGATAGATTTTTGTATATGAGCAATATCTTTATTAGTGGTTTTATTAATAAGAAGTTTTCCGTTTTTATCAACAGGAATTTTACCGGTTAATTCAACGTCAATTGACGTGTTACTTGGATCTGCCCATGCAAGCATTTTACCACTTTTAATTGTAGTAAAATATATTGATATAAATGGATTTTCTGGGTCTTGAACTCGAATGACTTTAATTTTATCATTACCTTGAATCATTCTTTTGATGCAGTCAGCCTCACCTATTTGAACAGCAGGTGGACCCGCATATGAGATTCCTGCTATTATAGATAATAGTAAAATTATAAATAAAAATATAATACAATTAATCATGCATCTTTTGGACATAAAACTTTTCCCCTAATCGAACTTGTAGTTTGTGTTGTTAATTTCATTTTGATATTTTTTCAATTCAGTTAATGAATCCCATGCTTCATCAATAATAGTTTGATCCAATAAAGGAACAATATTGATAATAAGGAAACTTATCCTCTCAATATCTTGCCCTCGAATATATGTACGATGGTCCTTTTTCCACCTTTCTGCAAATTGTTTATATTGTTCTTGACTTCTTCTCAATGGATTATCAATTCCTTTAAGGACTAGTTTTAGTTCTGTCATCAATTGTAAGAAAAAGAAGCATGATCTAGGATGTAATAATGCATTATTTAAAGTGCTGAAAACTGGAGAATTCGCAACTGCATCTGATATAATTTTAACTTGACTTAAGTTAACATCTTTAATTTTAAACATACCAACTTGTTCCCTCATTGTTAAATGACTTTTGAAGTCAAAATCGGGTGGGACGGCAACGAACTCTGCCATAACATAATTTTTAACGTGTGTATTTAATTCCCTATGATCATTAGATTTGTCAAGATTCATATTATCTTCTCCTGTATTAGTGATGGCTAATTCTGATGTACGGTAACCCACCCCAGTCGTTGCCATGTTCAAGTTCAGAATAGATGCCACCATCTTCATCACTGTAAGTAAAATAGTAGACATATCCATTATCCTTCCATGATTCAATAAATTTCTTAGCTTTTTCTCTTGCTTGTTCGGTTTGCCTAATTTCTCCTTCTTCGTTGCATAATTCTTGCCATACTCGATTATCCCAAAGATCATCTTGTGATATTCCTTCCCTTTTACAGAATTCTTTTTCATAATCCCAAGCACCTACAATATCATCAGTATAACCACTTATGATTTCTTCAACCATTTTAGATATGCATCTTTGACTAAGTTTTTGAGGAGTTTGATCTACTGCATCTCTAAAAATAATATCGACAAAATCAGATCTAAATATATATGGATTTAAATCTTGAATTTTGGTAATTTTACACGGCCAAATAACGATGAATGATGAAGAGCTAGAGTTAGTTACAAAGTCAGATTTTATTTTCATCTTTTTTTATTTCCTTATTCTTTTCTGATTTAAGATAACGATCCATTCCTATCCCTGCACAAACTAGTATGACGGCCCAACATACAGCCGACCCCCACCATGCAAATGCTACACATACTAGAAGATTAAGAAAGTATATGGAATAATAAATCACTGATGGGTCGACTTGACATTTTACAAACAGACTAAATATAAACATAAGTGTAAGTATAGTTAATGCACACATATAAATTATTGCAGCCCATCGTTGTCCATTATATCCAACTCCTGCAAGAATAAGAATAATCCCGAGTAGAGAAATTTCAATGCCATTTTGCAGAGTAAAGTGTTTTATTTCTTCGCTTATAGAATACTGTGTTCCTTTCTTCATTATATTCCCCTTTATAATCCCAATGGGCAACAGTTTGGCTTGCCTTGTAATATTTTTCTAAATGATTTGAACTTCATTGAGCGATTCCAGATGTAGTCAATGTCCTTATCATCTTTTATTGGAACGGCCCATATAGTGGCGTCTGCAAAGCTACAAGGCATCATTTTCATGTCGTGAGTAATATATGCTGACATTCTTGCACCTTCACATGTATCAATTGATATTTTTTGAAGTTTATCTGGTTCAACATAATTTAAAACATGATTGACTAAACAACTATCCATCCCAATTTTGAATTTAGATTTTGGATTGAATACGAGTTTTGCAAAAGTTGAAAATTGATACGTAGATGGTTTCCATTTAAGATTAGCTCCTGCCCCAGCTGGTTTGAATAATAAAAATATTACGGCATTTAATCTATTAATGTCTACCAGATCCCTTTTGTGTTTTTGTTTCCAAGGATTATGCCCGTATAAAATTTTAAGAGATTTGAAATATGAATCCTTAGTAAACATTAAATGAATATTAGTTTTTACTCCAGCATCTATCAATTTTGTTAGAGCTTCATATGTATAATCTCTTTCGTAATCCGAAACTGCAACCGCTCCACACATTTTGGATATTTCAACTTGTTTATCTGTTAAGTCAATGCCACTGGTTGTGTAATTTGGGACGACTCCGTTCTTACGAGCATATGAAACTATTTCTTCAAAGTTCTCATGTTGATTTGGATCACCTCTGCCTCCCAAAGCAACCTGATTTGTATGATGTTTAACTTGATCTATAATTGATTTGAAATCCTCAAGCTTCATGTTGGGATTATTTGTATGTCCTTGATAACAGAATTCACATTTATGCTTACAATGCCCCATAACTCCAACATCTATTAACGAGGGAAGATATAAAGAGAATGGATCTTCTTTACCCTTAGTCCCTCGTAACATTTCAATGCCATTTGTTGTATCAAAAAAAAGTTCATAATCAGAATTTGCGAAAAATTTATTGAATTTTATCATAATTTTTTAAACCTCACTTTCTCTTTGACAGTACCTTTCTCCATAGGTTTTGTGTCCATTTCCACTTTTTCTTTTTCGATTCGTCTCTCAACAACTTCTTTTTCTGACGTTTGCTTATCTTGTGCCTTGTCAATTTGTTCACCTTCTTTCTTTATATTTAGTTCTTCTCTGACTTTATTTTTTACTCCCTTAAATGCTTCTTTAGCTGAAGTGACAACGTCCTGAAGATTATCTTTGATTTCTTTTTTTGATTCGTCCACAACTTCTTCCTGTGTTTCAACTACAATCTCTTTTACATCTGTTTTATCATCATCACAGAAAAGTATGTTAAAAATAAAAGCACATACAATAATTGTCCCTATACCTATGCCACCACTACTACTACTATTAGACATTTTACAATCCCCTCCTTTATAAAAATTAAAGTTAAATAGTTTATTCTTCATTTATTAATATATATAGATAATGGTATAAATCATGAACAATGTCTTAGCGAGTTTAGAACAAAATATAAAATTGACCTCTGGTAATATAATGAACTATATAGATAAAATTTTAGAAGAAGTTGAAGATAATGAATCTGTTGGTACGTTTGCAATCGACTCATTTCCCAAAAGTCAAAAAAAGAAGAAAAGGCAAATTATAAGAACTATTTATCCTGAGAGTAAAGATGAACAGATTCCTAAAAGAGCGATGGTTGATCTTGACGGAACAATTCATAGATATTCTAAAGGATATAAAGATGGAACAATTTATGATAACGCATTTGATAATGCAAAAGAAGTCATTAATTGGTTAAAACGAAATGGTTATGAAATAGTTATATTTACTACAAGAGCATCAAAACAAAATGCTGATGAGCTTGGGGGTGATCATAAAGATCAAATAAAGAAAGTTGGTAAGTGGTTAAAAGATAAAGGTATTTATTTTGATCGGATTACAGCTGAGAAACTTGCAGCAGATTTTTATATTGATGATAAAGCTATTAGTATTTATAATGGTGATTGGAAAACTGTTTTAAAAGTTATAAAGAAGCGTATTAAGTATAGGGATATTAAATGAAATGTGAATATGGTTGTGGTCAAGAAGCAAACCATCAACTAAAAAATAATAAATGGTGTTGTGAACGTACCACAAAAAAATGTCCAGAAATAATAAGAAAAAGTTCAGAAGGGAGACGGGGAAGTAAAAGAACTAGAGAACAAATAATAAATATTTCAAAAGGTCATATTGGTCAGCTTTCAGAAAAGAAAGGATTATCTTATAAAGAATTATATGGAAATAAGGCAAATATAATTAAAAGAAAAATGCGAAACGCTAAATTACTAGTTAAGGATATTAATAAAATAAAACAAAGATTTCCTTTTCTTTATTTAGTTGAACGTTTTAAAGTAGATAAATCTGACAATGTTTATGTAAAATGTAAGAATTCTGCTTGTGAAAGATGGTTCATTCCAACATATTCACAAATTTATGAAAGACATAGAGCATTAAATACACCTGCTGGTTTTGAAGAAAATAATTTTTATTGCTCTATACAATGTAAAAATAATTGTATTTTATATGGATCATCTGCTAGCTTTTTAATAACAAATTCTGAACTTCAAATACTCAGTAAATTTGTTCTTGAAAGAGAAAATTATATTTGCGAATACTGTGGGGAAAAAGCAATAGAAGTTCATCACATAAAACCTAAAAAATTAGAACCATTTTTTGCGCTTGACCCTGATTATGTTATTGCGGTGTGTAAAAAATGTCATTATAAATATGGACATAAAAACGGAACAAAATGCTCAACTGGTAATTTATCTGCAGCAATTTGTTCTTAATAGGAGATAAAACAATGGGTATGAAATATTCATTTGCCGAACTTGGACAAAATATTTTAACAAGAAAGTTTGGTGGAACTACAGTTGGGGTTGCAGATCCTTACACTACAGGTTATCATTTTATATGGTTTGATAAGTTACCGCCTGCCTTAACTGCTTATGTTTCGGAAGGTATTAGTGGTATAACAAATCTCGGAGAAATACAGACAGTGCTTGCAGCATCTTGTCTATCGGTAACACCTCCAGGTGGAACTCTAAATAAAATTGAGTACACTGGGCTTGGTGGTGTCAAATGGGCTGTGCCGGGAAATATCGACTATGGAAATACTGTATCTGTAAAATTCTTAGAATTTAACAAGACCCCAATTCTTGATATTATGCATTCTTGGGTTAAAATGATAAGAGATTATAGAACTGGTATTACTGAATTAGTGGATGGATCGGAAGGTGAAGGATATACAAAGAAAACTTATGCTGGTCTTATGTATTACTGGACTACAGCACCTGATGCTAGAACAGTAGAATATTATGCAGCATATGATGGTGTATTTCCAGGAAAAGATCCACAAGATTTATTTACAAGCGATGTTGAAACAGTTGGTAGATTAGATCTTGAGATCGAATTCAATGTAGATTACGCATGGCATGAACCTTGGGTACTAGCTAAGTGTAATACTTTTGCTGAAACATTTGCTAAAGTCGGAGATACTGTTAAAGGATATGGTGCAAGACAAGCATAATTGAGGTAAACTAATGTTACAAAAATCTTATCTTAAAGTCGTTGCTGCGTATATTGTTGATGAATCCACCCTTTCAAAATACGCTAAAATTCAGATGCTTCGTTTTATTGAGAATGATGCATCTGAAGCTCAGTTAAAAGTATTCATTACTGAAGGTAAAATACGAAGTGAAAGCGAGAACATATCAGAAATTGCTCCTATTGCTGCTGCATTAGTAATTGGTGCTGGTCTTGCAGTTGGAAAGGCGGTATATAATAAATTTTATAGTGATGTTGCTAAGGCATGTGCTGGAAGAAAGCAGGATGATAAAAGAAGATGCATACGAGATTTTAAACTAAAAGCAAGTTATGCTAAATTAACAGCGTTAAAGAGAGAAATGGGAAAATGTAATCAGACAAATAACGTAAAAAAATGTAGAAATACTTTTATTAAGCATATGAAAAAAGTGGAAAAACAGATTCAAAAAGATAGGGTTATCTAGGAGGTAGTTAAAAGATGGATATTAATAAAATGAAGTTAGGTCTTATGTATATTTTTTCAGAGAATGAAAAGGTATCGAAGCCAGCTAAACTTCAACTTATAAATTTTATTGAGCAAGCTGATGAGTATCAGTTGAAAGTTTTAATAATGGATGGTGAGCTTGTGTCTAAAGATAAATTAGATGAACAATCAATGGGTATTATTAATGATAGATTTGATGATACTCTATTAAATAATATTTATGATGCAGCTTTAAAAGGTATTACAGCTGCTATAGCTTTAAAGAAATAAAAGAATAATAATTTTGAAACGAAAGAAAGGAGATATGGAAAATGACATTCAAAGGATTTGCAGTAGAACTCCCGGTGTATGAAGTAATTACACCACAAACCAAACAATCATTTACTTTAAAAACTCTTAATGTACAAGAGGAAGAAAAGTTAAAAGGAAGTTTAGTTACTCCAGCAAAAATTGCGGAGCATTTAAATAAGTGTATTTTTGACTCTTTGGTATCTAAACCAGAGGGTATTACAGACCTTGATTCTTTTCTTCGTAATGTAACATTGAAAGATAGAGATGCTCTTTTGTATGGTCTTTATCACATTACATATGAGGAAATAAGAAACTATCAGGTAAAATGTACAGCTTGTGCTCACGAGTATGCTATAACTATACAAGCATCAAGTACATTCAATTTCAATTCATATCCGAATAAAGATATTTTAAAAGATAAAGAAAAAATTGAACTCCCTGTTTCAAAAGGTGTTTTTGTAACAGTTAAACAACCAACTCTATTTGATGAAATATCAGGCATAACTCAATTAGGGAATAGACCAGGAAGTACAATTGAACTAATAACAGAAACTCTTATCATTGATAGATTTGAGCAAGACGTTGAGGATAAAAAAGCTCCTATTATTTATTCTGAGAGAATTGATGTTATTGATGCTTATCTTTCATTACCTGCTCGAGACAAACGTGCTATATATCGTGCATATGAAAAGGCGTTTGGAAATTATGGTATTGAGTTAAAGATGCAAAGTAATTGTACTAGTTGTGGTAATCAAGATGAGTATGATATTGATTTAGTGGAAAGCTTTTTTCGCGCATTGTTCTCAGCATGATCAGATTTCAGATTTTAGAGATAATCTTACTGAGAACATTTTTGCATGTATGGAGATGAGTAAACAATCATATGTAGATGTTATACTTATGCCAGTTAAAAGATTTCAAGATTACCTTAAATGGAAATCACAACTAGAGGAACAAAAGCAAAAGAGATTTGAAGAGGAAAGTAAAAAATATGGCTAATATATTAGATAGATTTAATGAAGCAGTTGCTGGTTCAAATTCTAAATTAGCTGATTATACTTCAAAAGTTAGTGTTAGAGGAGACTTCAAAAGGATTTCAAGTATAGAAGTTCTTATTAGTTCTTGGAATAATATATTAATGACTCCAAGAAGAACTTACCAGTTTGATCCTGAGTATGGAAGTAATCTATATAAAATGGTTTTTGAACCTGCTGATCAAGTAACTGTTAATAAAGTTGTGGAAGAAGTTACATCTACTTTATTAAAATATGATGATCGAGCAGATATTGAAAATGTGAATGTTACGTTTTTTAAAAATCTAAAAGGTTTTTCTGTTGCTATAGATGTTAATTATCAAGGAGAAACTGGTCAATTAGAAATTATTATTGATGAATCTACATACTTTAAATTCTTCGAAGCATCGGATTCACAATAAGGGGTTATATAAATGATTACACAAACAGATAGAAATATTTTAAAGGATGTTGGGAGAAAGTATTTGCTTGATATTGCTCTTGATAGTCAGATATTAAAAAATAAACTTACCTTTAAGGAGCATGTTGAATTATGTAACTCTATTGGTAGCTTATCATATAAAGAAGTTGTAGCTCTGACTATTACAGAAGACATTAAAGAATTTGAAGGTAAGTTTCGTAAATTTCTAAAATATGGTTTTGCAGCAATTGCAGGTATGACTGCCGGAGCGGTAGCTGCCACAGGTATACTTGCCACGGCTGGAGGTGCTCTTTTGGGACCCCCTCTTGCTATGTTTGTATTATACATATTTAGAAAATTAACAGATACTTGCTCAAGATCATGTTTAGCTAAATTTCCAATGTCAACTCAAAGAAAGATTTGTCGTTATCAATGTCAAGTTAACGCAGCTCGTAAAATTGTTAATGATCTTAGATCAGAAATCACAAAATGTAATCAGTTTGCAAACCCTGAAAAGTGTGAGAAAAAACTCAGAAAAGAATATATAAAATGGTCAAGAAGATTACAACAACAAATGGTTAAATTGAATAAAGCTAGTTTGGGTACAGAAGAAAAACTAAGAAAACAAAGACAAAAAGAATTAGCCAAAAAAGCGAAAACCCTTGCCGCAGGATATCAAGTTCCAGTATCTAAATTATTAAATATTGTTACTGAAAGTAAACAATTCAGACAAAACATCCCATTTAGACAACACTTAAAAATATATCAAGCAGTCAATTCAATCAAAGAAGAAGATGATAGTTTAGCAGTCAAACCTCCCAAGATAGATCCCAAGAAAGAGAAATATGCAAGAAATGCATTATATCTTGGTCTTTGGGTAGTACCTATTCCCTTCTTTAATGACGTTGTAAATTATATTATAAAAAAACATAATTTTGCATGTATTGGAAAATGTTTAAAACAAAGAAAATTTTCTAGAACATTATGTATTCATCAGTGTAGTTATTTATCAGCAAAATATGCAGTACAGATGTTAAACAAACAATTATCAAAATGTGGCAAATCTAATAAGCCTGTTAAATGCAAAAAGAAAATTTATGATATGCTCGAAGATTGGAAACAAAGAGAGGTTGAAGCTAAGATTAAGTTTAATGCATCTATGAGATCAGAGATGCGAAAAGCAAAAGAGAGAGAAGGTAAACTATAATGTCAGATATTCAAAATTATAATCGCTTATATAGTTATGTACATGAGTATCAAAATCTATTATATGATTATTATAGTAAACATGCGGTTAGATTTTTAGTAACATATTATAACTTAAATATTGATGAAACAATCTGGGAAGATGAAGATATTTTTGGTGGTTCATATGAGCAAACTGGAGATCTGACAGGCATAAAAAGAAATAAACTTTTACTTCTTCCTGTTTATTATCCAGAAGAAGTAACAACTTCATTTGATGCTGAGGAAATTGGTTATAATAAAAATACTGAAACTACTATTGTTATACCAAGCTCTTATGGATTTAAACCATATCCACATGATATTATAAAATTTGAACAAGGATTTTTAAAACCTACAAATGATATATCTCCTCTATATACAGTTACTGGAGTAGAGATTCATCCAAACACTGATAAAAGATATTGGAGATTAAAATGTCAAGTATTTCAAAGTGAAACTTTATCATCTGTAGATAGTCAGGTTGTTAATACATATGCTTTTGTTGAATATGATAAAAAGATACATACTCTTTCCAATTCACAGTTTATATCTAGACTTCTATATAAAGATTCACTTTTACGACCTGTTTTAAAAGATACCCTATTTGACGATAGAGTTGGGTTTTATTTCACACCCAGAATACCACCAAATTGTTAGGAGATAAAGAATGGCCAATACATTATTATCGGAGCAAATATATTTATCCAGAGATTCAATTCGTGAATTAGTTAGCAACGAAGTAAAGAATTATCTTGAACTAGAAAATGTGGATCTTGTAAAATCATCATTCCTTACTTTTTTGGTTGACACCATTTCGACATTGACTGGTAACCTTTTATTTTATCAGCTATCAACATATCGTGAATTTTTCTTAACAAAAGCACAACTTCCAGAATCAATATTAAATCTATCTTCATTTCTTGGGTATAATACAAAAGAAGCTATCCCTTCAACTGTAAACGTATTAATGACAATTCCATTTGGGTTTGATGATCCAATTACTCAATTTACAATACCAGAAGGTTTTAAATTTACGGCAGACGGGGATGTTGAATTTGTAACTTATTATAGTACAACTGTTGAAGTAGTAAATAATGCAAATGTAACAATTAAAGTCATTGAGGATAATAAAAGATTTAATCTCCCTGTTGATTTATCAACTGAATCTTTTAGTTTTGTATTACCATTAACTCAAACTAAAATTATTGAACAAGAATTTCAGATTGATACTGATATACAACAATTCCAATTTGTAACATTAGACGTTCCAATTACTGGTGAAGTCGCTGAACTACAAGTTAATATTCAAGAACCTGGAAGTTCAGGTACAACAACATGGACTGAATTTGATAGTCTATTTCTTATGGATCCGACAGATAAGGGATATGTATCAAGAAGAACAGATACAGGAAGAAAGTTAACTTTTGGTAACGGACTGGTTGGTGTACAACCAGTTGGAGGGTCTACTGTTTATGTAACAACTCTAACAACAGATGGCGTTGAAGGTAATGTTATTGGAGGTTCAATTAGAGAAGGAGATAGAATTTATCTAACGACTTTAGCAGGTGTTACCCAAATTGTTGAATACGAAGTAATTAATGCCTCATCTGCATATGGTGGTCAGGATGAAGAATCATTAGAAGAAATCAGGAGAAATTCAATTGCAGCAATTAGATCATTAGAACGTTTAGTTACAGAAGGTGACTATAAAGATATTAATGTCGTTGTTCCTGATGTTCCATTTGCTCAAAACTCACTACCTGTTCTTAAACGATCTGATTTGCAGGTCAATGAGATTGAACTTTTTAGCGCCTTATTATTTGGGACTGGAACAACAGAAATTGAAAATTTGGTTCCCACAAGAAACGCTGTATTTACTGTACCACAGGGGACTACAAGATTATTTAGAAATGAAATTATAACTATTGGGGACAGTGATTATTATAATATATTTGAGATAGATATTGATACACACAATACAGTTGGTATATATGAATATATTATTTTAGCAATAGATATTCTTCCTGCATTAGAAACAAGTTTTACATCAACATATGATATTTATTCTGATTTATTAGAAGTTGAAAGAACAGGTACTCAAGGTATATTTAAACTTCATTATAAATCTACAGAATCTGATTCTGAATTAACAACATGTGAAATGGTTATTCAGTCAAGCGGCTCAACAAGAATTATGACTAATGATTCAACAGCAGGTTATTTTACTTATACATTTGATCCTTATACTAATATCCCAGCGGGTGAACAAACATATGAGTTTACAATAAGAGATCCAAGTAATGCTGAAGTTGCATTATATTCTAATAAAGTTACATTCAGGGCAGACTTAAGCACATTTATGAGATCAAATGTTGCTATTGATTCAACCAATATTATTGTATATGATGTTCCTGTTATAGAAAAAGAATATTATGATGGTATTAATCAGAAAACATTTGAATCTCAAGTACTTCAAGAATTAACTAGTGCTGCAGATTTGTCTGATCGTAGAATGCTAACTGACTTTTCAAATATAAAGTTTACAAATACGTTTGGTGTGTTGAATACAATGCTTCTCAATCAGCCTACGATTTCATCCGTTATTGATATTGTCCCAACTGAACCTACGTTGTGTGATGTTGGAGATAGATATATTCTGGATCTGTATCCAAATAGGCATTTAGAACATCAAGATAATATTATTAGATGCACAGACGCTACAGCATTAACGTTTGCTTACGAAGAAGCTGTTTCTGATGCAATTGTGTATGTTGAAAATAAAGGAATAAATTATATCTATTCAGTAAAAGGATGGATTCCATTACCTCTTTATCAAATCCCTCTTGAAATTGAAATTGAAGTATTTAGAGATATATCGTTTAGTGGTACTTTAACATCATTACAGGATACTGTTAGAACATCTATCATAGATGCATTTAAGGATAGATTTGGTACTGGTGCTGAAGTATATAGATCAGAAATTATTGATGTTGTTCAAGAAATTGATGGTATAAGTCATTGTAGTTTAAGAAAACCAGAAACAAGTATATTCTTTAATTTTGAATTGAAAGAGTTAACTGAAGATCAATTATTAGAGTATGGCCCAGAATACGTTTACTTTAATGAAGATAATATTACAGTTAGGGTGGTATAATTATGGAGCAGTTACTTGCAAAAGCAAATATTAATGATGCCAGATTAAAAAGTCATTTAACAAGAGTTGTGGCTAAGAATTTGGGAGCTTTATCTGCACCGTGTTATTATCCCGAAGTTAAAAAGAATTTTTATGAATTTTTAAAGCTAACAGGACTTACAGAAAAAGATATAAAGGAATTTGCAAAAAGACGCTGGAAGGGAAGAAAAGAATCTAAATTTGCAACTCAAAGTAATGCAATTGCTAATTTTAATGTATTCTTACTTCAATACTTTCTAAAGAAGAAAGATAAAACAGCGTATAAATATATGATGATTTTTTTCATCATAAGGCATTATGCAAACTTGATGCACAAAACATTTAAGTATTGTAACGATGAAACATTTAAATATGCTCTGGAAGTCTTAACAAAAACCCACCTATTTGCAAGAGAGAAAACAATCTCTAATGCTCTTTTTTATATTGCAAGTGAAATGGTAAGACGTTGGTCGAGAGGTTTACGAACTGGCGATTTAGATGCAATATCAAGATTTATGCAAGATAGTAGAACTAGAGTTTCTCAAAGTATGAAGAGTTTTGCGCAAACATATTATAAAGCAGCAGAAGAAGGATCAGCATTGAGAAGTGAAGAAGAACCATCAGAAGAAGAGAATGTATATCAGATTAAAGCAGCGAGTAAGGGAATTCAATTAGCTGATGAAATAACTAAAAAAATAACTGTGTATAGATTTAGTGATTATAAATCACAAGAGACTGCCCGTAATCTTGCAAAAATTAATTCTTCTCTTGCAACACAGATAGTATCTAAATTAAATAACACAAAACATTCGGACAATTTAAGAATTATTTTTAGATTATTTTTAAAAGATTTAAAAGATGCACAATCATTATGCGGAAAGAAATATGAAGTATATATTAGACAACTAATGTCTATAAAAAGAACGAAAATGAAAATCTATTTTAAACAACAAGTTAATGTTTTGCTTATAAAAATTTTAGACGAAATAGATTACAAATTAAAATATGACAAACTCACATCACAAACTCAATTCCTTATTAATTTATATCTCGCCTATTATTTAACTATGGTATTGAAAAATACTGTATGTTAAAGATGCGGAATAAAACTAGCATCAGTATCAGTTACTAGATCGTTCTGTGTTTGAAATGCGTCATGAGGTACTCTATTTTGTTCGCTTGCAGCGACTACTTTGGGTGCTTGTCTTTGTTTGGCTGCTGCATTTTTAACTGAGTGTATTAATTCTTCTATAGATGGTTGATGTACTCGTGTTGTTAAAAGGTTTATACCAGCTCTATCTCCAACAACTTGATTTATTTTATTTCTTTTTGTATATAATGCAGCATCTGATTCTGTAAGAGATTTTATATAATTTCTTACAGTTGGTCTATTTGTGAATGTATTTTTTCCTTCTTCAACAAGCATACTATTATATAAACTTGAAAAATCAAGTCTCACATCTACTATACCAAGATTTTGATTATATGCAATTTGTTGTTGGTCTCCACCTTTAATCACAGTAATATTTGTAATGACAGCTGGATTTAAATTATAAATTCCAGTAGATTTTATTTTATGAAAAAATGGCCAATTATATGTTTTACCATCATCTGATCTTGGAACAGCTAAGCATAAGAGTACAGCAAGAGGACCAGCTATATGTTCTTCAGTTGATGCTTTATTTCCTGGATTTGGATTATATAATCTAATGGTTGCAGTATATGATGGAGTGAATCCACTATTTACCCAAACTTGCGGAAAGTCAACTCTTTGACCAGCCACCATTTTACTAATTAGAGCTGCTCCACCTCCCATAAGTTTACTTAGTCCAGAGGCTTCTCCAGATTGCATTCTTTTAATTAATTTATCAAGACCTGCAGCTGTTGATTGTGCTGCACTACCAGCTCCCGACATCAAACCTCCAGCAGCGCCTCCCATTTCTCCACCAATATCTGTCATAAGTTTTCCAAATTTACCTGCAGCTTCTATTCCTGTATCTGCTCCTGCCATTTGTGCTAATTGTGACATACCTTGTGAAGCAACATCTGTAAACTTTTGAAGATATGTTTCAGTATAATTATTTGTAAATGAATCTGTTGGAAAGTTATCAGCTAAGAAAGCGCATTTAATTGGTACTTGAGTTGCAAATCCGTGATTCCCCAATATTTTTAAATATGTATCCGGAACTTCATCAAGTCTGAATAAGTTTAGTCCGCTTTCATAATGGGGTTTACATGGTACTATTTCAAGAATAGGCATACTATTTACAACCATTTCATCGCTTATCCATGTAGATGGAGGAAGTCCAAATACTCCATTAAAAGGGTTTAATTGTTTTATATTAGCCATTATTATATCTCCTTACCTTATATTACATCTAGTTACATCTTGTGCGAATCCATGTCCAGAACTAAATGGGCCCGCGCCGCCACCACCACCAGAGGAAGTGGACATTTGATTGCTATTCGATGAAGCTACTACATTTGTGTTCATCATTATAGCAGCTGTAGTTTGTTTACTTCCTGTATCTACTTTTTCACCCAGTTGTTTAGAAAGTTCATTATAACCTCTTTTTCTTGATTCTTGATCTAAAGCAAACCTTTTTGTTTCAGTATCCATATAGTTTTCAAGTGCGTTATTTCTTCTAGTACTCACACTCTGAACTACGGATGAAGGATCAAATCCTTTTGGTACTGGTACTGGTTTAGGTACTGTACTTGCTGGTTCATTTAAAGCAGATTCTAATTTACTTGCTAAAGTTCCTTCATGAATATCTTTAACCGTGCTCATAACTTTCTTAAAAATAGCACCAATTATTGGAAGGTTAGATACTTTTTCAATAAATTTGTCTTTTAGATATGTATATGCTTTTTTCATACCAACTATTGGGAACATCATATTGTAAAGAACTACTTTTACAGTTTTTGATATTTTATCCAATAGATCACTACCAAACATATTTTTTAGTTTTTTACCAATCCATACGAATGGCATTTTGATATATCCAAAAATAGTGGCCATAGTACCTCCAATCCATTTCATTGCTGATTGTACAAGACCAGGTTTTTCCCACCATGTTTTAAAACTTTCCCATACTTTTCCAAGAGTCATTTTAAAACCCCATTTCATTAATACCCATGCACTTTTTAAGCCTTCTTTTAACATTTTATATGGGAAGATAACAATATTCCATACACCTTTTACCATATCTTTTATAGCACCAAAAGTTTTGGACATACCTTCAGATATTTTCTTTCCACCAACGAAACCGAGAATACCCCCTGCTGCTGCTCCAATACCACCACCTATTAATGTACCAATACCTGGAACAATAGATCCAATTGCTGCTCCAAGAGCACCACCTTTCATGGCTCCATGTGTGGCACCAGCAAAACCGGTGTCTGAACCTCCAAGAAATCCAGCTAGTCCTCTAGTTAAAATACTTCCTGCAAAACCTTCTGGATCTCTCATTGCTGAAAATGCATCCCACGCTCCCATTGCACCACCAACTAAAAGACCAGCTCCTGCTCCTGCAAGTTTTCCTCCAAACTTAAGAACCTTTCCTCCGACACCAAGAGCTCGTCCAGCAAGTCCTTTTTTTGCAGCTCCAGTAGCTGCTTTTCCTGCCACCCCTTTAGCTGCTGCTTTTCCTGCTGCTCCTTTAGCTGCTCGTCCTGCTGCCATTGTTCCAAGTTTCTTTAATCCTAAAAATTGTAGAACGGGTGCTAGAAATCCCAAAAATTTATTAATGACACGACCCATCATATTTTGAAGGAATCCTAAAGCAAGGACTATCATATCCCAAGTTTTGCTTCCTAATTTTCTTAGTCTTCTTCGAACTCCTTTTGTCTCTGAAAGATGTTCTTTTGCAAATTTATTACCTTTCTTTCCAAGATCTTCAAACTTCGCATCAGATTTCTTTCCTTCCTTAAGATCTTTTTCAGCCATCTCAGCAGTCTTTGAAATATTTTCTGCCATACTTGGAGAATGAGGACCTTCTCTTTCTTCTTGATCTTCTTTAAGTTTGCGTATTTTTTCTAGTTCAGATACTACAGTATCTTTACCTTGTTCATATTTTGATCTAGCCCATTCCTTTGTTGCACCCCATTTTTCTGTAGCTTCTTGAGGTACGCCCATGCTGCTTACGACTCTACCAGGATGTGCAAAACCCCCAAATCCTGTGATACCAGCTTTAGCCATAGACCCTTTATCAAGTTCAAGTTTTTCAACCATTCTATCAAACATTTTTTCAGAGAATGATTTTTGTTCCTCTATACCTTTTTCTCCAGTTAAGGCTTCTCGTATTTTATCGAACATTGTATATGTGACTTGTTTTGAAGGTGTAATTTCCTCACCAACAAGGGCTTCTGCTGCTGCCTTTGTATAGATTATAAGATCATCAATCTTTGGCATTAAGGTTGTATATGTCATTCCTAGTATATTTGATATTTTTAAAAAGACATTATGTGTTTGTGTTGCGCCCCTAACATCTCCAGCATAACCGCCTCTAACACCAAATAAAAATTTAATTGGGCTAACTATAGCTGACTTCATAATATCAGAAAATAGAAGCATATTTCTAAATGCTGGATGTTGAATAAGAGTTCTTTGCCATGCAATTCTCATACGAGAAGTCATACCAATTAATCCAACTTTTAGTTCAAGAATGGCTCTTAATAATCTTTTTTGATGACCTTCTTGTTTTGTATCTCGAACATTTTGAAATTCTTTTATAAATGTTTGAACTATGCTTCCCTGTTGTTCATCTCTTTCTACAACAACAGTTTCTAATTTTACTAAATTTTGAGACATTAATGATAATGTCTTATCTAGTTTCTTTGATATATCTGCAGATTTTGCTTCATCAATTTGTTTAAGGAGTTTATCAATTGGAGTAACAACTTCTGCTGCATGAACTTCAACCATTCCTCCTTGTTTAATATAACCACCTTCTTGTAGTTTTGGGGCCGCTCCTTCAATAGTCTGTTGAAGCTTTTCTAGATCTGATACTGTTGCTGGTTCTCTTTCCCTTTCTTCTTTTACTATATCTTTCCCTTTTTTGAATATGTTAGCAATCCCATGACCAGCTTTTGATAATCCTTCAGACATTGCTGATCCGACTTTATCTTTAATTTTTCTGGCTGCACCTTGAAAAACATCAGTTTCCATAAATTTTGCAGCGAAGTAACCAAAGAGAGGAGTTGCTCTGGAAAGGGCCATAGCAATAGTGTTAGTTTTATTTATACTAATATCTTCACTAATTGCTTTACCGTATTGACTAATAGCCTGTGTAGTTGCTTTTCCCGTATCAACTGTAATAGTTTTAACACCTGTTGCTAGGGAATTGATTGTGCGGCCCAACCCTTTTAAGACAGTGTTATATCCTTGAGCTGTTTCACTTGTAAAGTCTCCACGTTCCATCTCTAGTTGTGCCGTCATTTTTTGTTGCTGTTTTGTTAATGCATCAACCTCAGTTGAAATTTGAAGTCTTTTTCTATTTTGCTCTTGGGTTAGATCATCAACAGATCGGTGGAGACTACTAATTCTACGAGCTCTATCAGCAGCCATGTCACTAGCACCTTGATTCAATAGATCTGTACCAGGTAAAGTTTTTTCATCCTCTGGCATGTTTTAAATCTCCTTACAGTTTGTTAACCATCTTATATACTTTTTGACTTGGGCGTTTGACTAATGCTGGTAATGAAATTACCTCGGATGGTGCATATAATTCTTGATAACATAATTCCTTAATATGTTTTACATTTATCCCAAACGTCGTTTTATATGCTGTATATAATGGAGTAACAATGTGTCTATTAGCATAAGCGGCTTTGACAATCAAAGATGGTACTCCGCTTGCCATTGCTTTAAATATAATTTTAATAAGAACAATATACTCAGTAACTAATTTTTTTAATTTCTCAGGAGGTAATGTAGATATATCACCAAATGTTTCTAATAACATTTTATGATATTCAATTAATACTTTATTAGATGGAATATTTCTTTCTGTATTATTATAAATAAAATTAATTATTCTTTGAGCTCTTTTATCATCAAGACCATTTCGTTGAATCATAAAAAGCTGTGACCAATAATTTTTATAATATGAAGTTAGTTCTTGCTTAAATGTTGATAAAAATTGTCTTGGAAATTTATAAGAAGTCTTGTGTATCAGTTCATGTAAAGTTGTAATTGATAATTCATTATTAGATGCAAACCCAAAAATATTTGACTCATTCTCAACGAATACAAGAATATATTTTCCTAAAGTTTGTCCTGCAAATCCTTTAAATTCAGGAGGTTGTTTCTTTAGAATACTTTTAAGAACTCTATCTGTTAGATAACAAGGAATAAATTCTCCTTTGGTTATTAATTTAACCATTGTTGGTACAATAGGAGCTACCCGTGAAGATTTCATCATTGCTTTTATAAAATTTTGTTTTAACACAGAAGATGTATATATTTTGACTCCCCCATAATTCATTACAAGTTGAAGGGTTCCTCTTGGGGCAGCAAATAACTCAGTAATTTGCGCAATTTGATCTTCCATCTAATCTTCTCCTTAAGCTTGATCATACATATTTAAAATATCAATAAATCCACCCATTTCGTCAATGTGATTTTTAATATGTTTCATAATTCCATCATTGCTAAAATCAGATTGTGTATCTGCATTTCCTGCAATGATATTAGCCATCTCATTTGAGAGAGCAGTATATTCTTGAGTATCAATCATCATTGGTGGATCATATTTTCTTACATAGAATACACAAGATGTACCTAATGCTAAATCGTCATGACATCCTGTGTCTGCTTCAACTTTGCCATTTGTTTTTGTTACAAGCCCAGTTAGTTCCAGTGCTAATCTTTCAGACTTAACACATTCAGGATATTGTGTAATATAAGAATATAAAGCATCAATCATTAATGGTCTAGTTTTTGTATTAGTTGATAGACCTGGTAATACTGTTTGTTTGCCTCGTTTTTCTTTGTATATCATAGATGAAAATTCACTATTATTAAGCTGTTCAACAACCTGATTTCCATATGAGTTTGATTCTACAACAATCATTCCTGGATATTGTGTTGCTAATACTTTAACAACTTTTATAAAATCAAGTACTTTACATTTTCCTTGATACTCGGCGACTTGTTCAAGAGTTTCATAATCCCATACAGTTACTGCAGATTTATCATCTCCATGTTCAGGTGCTGTATCTACACCCATTATATAATATCTGCCAGGAATTGGATTTACAAATCTCCATAATTCCCCATTAAACAATCTCAATTTTTCAGTAGGTTCCATAACAGCATTCTGAACTTTTTCTACAGTATCTGCTTCAAAGAATGATCCTTCTGTTGGTAAGAATTTAAGTTCTAACTCTTGCGCAATTTTTCGCTTATCATTATCGAATAGCTCACATTGAGTTTTGTACCAATCAGCATCATCTGCTAATTCAGGAATCATTTTCCAATGAATTACAAAAGGTTCAAAAATATCATGTCTTGAAACTGCTTTATAGTATCTTTTAAAGTACCATTCTCCAACTCCATTAGTTTTATTAGGTGTTGAAAGAACAACAGTTCCGTATGGAACATTTGCCTTTTTTGCTTGCATCTGATTAGTAGAAAGAGCGGGAACCATTGATGTCCAAGCAGAATCAATATGATGAACAAATGCTGCCTCATCTATAACTAGAAAAGTAATTGCTTTACCACGAAGAGTTTTATCTGGAGCATTTGGATTAACAGGTGAAGCAAATACTTTACTTCCATTTGTAAGAATAAATGATTGTTCTGTCCTTTTTGCAAAACCTCTTCCTAACGGTCCTTTCGGAGGTTTCATCCATTCAGGAAGTTTTTCAACCATTCCTCTAATTGCTCTAGCAAAGTCAGTAGCTTCTCTACCGTCTTTAGAAATAATACCAATAACCGCATTGTCATAAAATATCGTTAACCAGGCGGAATATGCTTGAATAATTGTAGAAATCCCTATTTGACGACTCTTTAAAACTAATACATAATGTTTGTTTTCAATAAGATTAACAAGTTCAACTTGTTTCCTATATGGTTGAAGAAGAACGTCTTTACCGGGAACTTCTATCAGTATGTAACTACGACAAAAGTAATCAAAGTCGGCCTTACACTTTAAAAATTCAGCTACATAATTATCCGCCATTCCTTGAATTTCAGTGACTTGAAGTTTTGGCATACTAATCTCCTTTTATTTTTGTTCTAAATTAGGATATATATCTCATACTATATATATTAATTAATGAATAAGAACTTGAGAATTTTTTAAAAATCATAAAAAAAGGAGTCTGAAATGAAGAAGAGCGGTTTAGGGTTATGTGAAAGTCTCGATATACTTATTTTTTATTTTTCTTACTGACGTGGTATTAATTAGGGTGGGGGGGGTTTCCCCTTAATTCTTTTTATTTGTTCTAACTAAATTTATTGTCGCTGTAGTTTCCCAATTACCTGACTTTGAAAAATTTATAGCAGAACTCCAAAGAATATACTTCCCTTCAAAATCTGCATATTCTATAGTCTTTGGTTTAAACTTTACACATTCACCAACATTAATTAAATTTAAAACTGGTAAGTTTCTTTCTATATTAATTGAGATAGTTGATAAGTCAGCAATCGTTCTAGAAAATCTAGAATTAAATATTACTGGTTCAGTATTAAAACCAGTATCTTCATTATAATATCTTGTTCTATATACGGCAGGATCTATATATAATGGACTTGAAATTGATTTTGATTGGTAATGTAATGAATACGATTCTGCTACAGTTTCTAACTCCTGATTAATTGTTGCGCTTATTGTATTGTTCGGTCTTACAAGATGTTTTAATGAAGTTGCCAGCTTTGCAAATTTTGCGTTACCGGAATAATCTGTTTGTATTGTATCATAAGTATAAAAGACTTCTCCGGTTGCTGATTCATCTATAATACGATCCATTTCTTTTTTGTCTTTCATACTTGCCATTTCATAAACTGTGAACGTCTGAGCTTTTTTCAACTTTGCAGTTAGATTTTTAATATAAACAGTACTATCATATTGACAGAAAACACCAGGTACTCCATCAAATAGCCCAAATCTTTGATCTAAAAAACCATCAAATACATCTGGATCATTTCTTGTATGCTCTTTAACGATTTTATAGAAAGTTGTTGGAGGAATACATACTTGATCAATTGCAAGTTTATTTTGACCATTTATATCATATTCTAATGTTGCTCCCACATCAGATGCTAAACTTGATATTATTGAAGATAGATTAGTACCGATAAATACTTTATTAACAAGAGAGTTCATAATGATATATGCTTTTCTTGCTACAGTTGTTACAGTTAATGTTGTTCTATCTTTTTGAGTCATTTTAGACATTTCATCTTTCTGTGTAAGTTGAAAACCAGAAGATACATATAATAATTCAATATCAATTCTAGGACCAGGATAACTTTGTTCTCTAAGTAATGTTATACTTAACTTAATTGGTTCCCCACCAAAGATATCTTCTACTATTACATCATTGGGGTCGATCTGCATTGTTAAGGTTACAACCTGATATGCAGTTGAAAGAGACGAACCAAATACTATATTTGTCATATCATTTGTATAATCTAAATCTTTTATTTTAACTTGGAGATCATATGATTCGCTTGGAGTAAATACTCTTTTTTCTTCTGGCATATTAAATCGAACTCCTTTTATTTTTTGTTCCAAAAAAAATCTATAAAAAGTGAAGGATGAGAGGTATGGTCTCCAAACTGGTACCAACCCAGTTCATACCTCCCACCCGACACCCCTTCACTAACTCTCCGGTATGGTCTAAGTACCGGATACAACAAGGAGGACCCGCTATGGGTCTATGATGATTGAAGTCTATCTAAGACTTCATACATCCGTGGTGGAATTACAAGTACGCTTTCCGCAGCATTCTCCAATAACCTTTTGATATTCAGGTTAGGTTCAAAACTACTGTAGCATACAATTGCAAGAAATATCTGCCAAGCTGATGGAAGTCCTGACTCGGGAGATATATTATCAAGAAGAGCTGAAATTCCCTCTCTTCTTTTTTTGCCGTAACCTTCAATAACATCTAATAAGGTCAGCATTTCGTCCTCTGTTACTCTACTCTCAAAACTTTGAGTAATCATATCAAGGATACTATCTGTAAAGACCTGCATATATGAATTTACGGCAGAAGTTACACTGGTCATTGAACTCTCAATATGCACTTGTCTTAATTCTCCCAAAGTAAATGCAAATGTGATTTTACTGTGATCATAATCCATAGTGATACCAAATGCAATAGTTGCTGCTCTAGTACCGTTATAGCTATTATTGACAATCATCACTGGTAATACATCACCAGCATTTGGGACATTTTGAGAACTTTGGATGATAATTTCATTTCTCATCCTTGTGAGAAGATCATCTAGAATTGTATTCTCTTCTAATATTGGCATGCCAACAGATAAGATTGCTTCTCGAATCTTTTGATTTAAAACATCGTTGCCAATAAACTTGTACATGTCAGAGACACATCCAGCATATTTATAATCTATCCACTCTGGTTTTTTGGTAAATATACCTAGTTTAGGAACTGCTAAACCGTCTGTTTCATGTAGACTAGGAGTAGCTATGTTTGTAAATTTTGTAGCAAGCTGACGATATATAACTTCACCATATAAATCGTTGTAAGAGTACATACCTTTTTCTTCAGCGTGTGTTATATCGAGGCCCATTTGTTCTGCTCGTTCATGAAACGGTGTCACCTAATCACCCCTTTTTGATTATTTTAGTCATTGCTTTTATCAACTTTCTTTTCATACCTTCTTGAAACATTACCATTCTACCATCAAATACCTGTTCAGCTAATATATGACTTAATATATCAACAAGACATTCTGTATTAACATTTCCTGATGGACCATAACGATTTTTTGCAATATGTACTCCGTCTATATGATCAACATATAAAATTAAATTGGCACTGTGAGTACGTTCTGATATAGTTGGATGTTTTATCTTATATGGATTTGTTGTGCAATCGGAATTTAACCCATTCATATTCTTTCAGCCAAAAATCTTAAATATATATCTCGACCATCGAAATCATAAGAAGATATACAATTCTTCACTATAAATCTTTCTTCTAAGCCAAAGAAATACTCTGCTCGAGAGGATGTCCATATGGATGCATGTGGACATCCTGGTTCATTTAGAAGCTCAGTTGTTAGTATTATATTATGTGCTTCAAAGTTTCCGCCAGCTGGATCCAATGGATCTTCTTTTAAAATCATACTTGCTAATATTTCGTAATCAGGAACAACAATATCTACAAGACCTTCTTTTTTAACAACAGTTGACATAAGATATATAAAATATAGAACTCTATCCATAGGAATATGTTCAAGAAATCTATATGCACAAACCCGATCAAACACTATCTGTGTCCTTTCCATAAATGTAAATGCATCTTCTTTACAAAAATATTCCATATCTATTGTACTGCCATTTTTTCTCCAAAGAGAAACTATATCTTCAAGATCTTCTGGTTCCCAAGCTGAATAATAGGATGTATCTAAATTAATTAAAAGATGCGGTCCTTTATCCTGACCAAGCAGTATTGGTTGAATTTTTCCTGCGCCTAAATTTAATATTATCATTTTTTACCTCACAAATTCTGTTACGATACTTTTAGTAAACGGTTGAATATAAAACTTAAAGTATCTATCTTTATCAATATCATCTGTATCCATAATTTTTAATGTTTGTGGAGAAATCTCCATTTCACCATAAGCTTTTAAGAAGACATTGACTTTTCCGTTTTTTAATGGAACTCCAAACAAGTTTGGATTGTTTGAGTTTATAAATTTATCTTTTATTTTTTGTAGATTCCGAAAGATGGAATCTTTATTTGCGTAATTGATTCTACAAATTTGCTCGTAGATTTTATCAATTGCATTATATCTAAATGCAACACCTTTTATAGATGTGTTAAGTTCACTATCAAATGCAATATATTTTTTTCGGTCAATAGATGAAATGAATATTTGAAAATGTTTTCTTATGTTTAATGGAACATGATGGATATTAGTTTCTGCTAAAGTTTTAGTTATTATAATACCATCATATTGTCTAAGAATAATATCATCATCTGTGATATTATTACGTAAGATATATTCATCAATTATTGATCTGGTTGTAGTACGTAATATTGATGTTAATTTGGGATTCTTTCTCATCATTTTGCCTATCTGAATATTTCTTTCTAATTTATTATTTCGATCAACTCCAGATAGATCCATTCCAAGTTTTGTCATTATTGTATAATGACATGCTTCAATATCGTAAAGATAAACATCTCTTAAAATTAGCTTTACATTTTTGTTAATATTCATAATAAGTAATGGGCGGGGTGGTCGCCTTTTGACTTTTAAGTATTACTGTCAATCCACGGCTCACAGTCCCGCCCAACTTCCTTATGTTAAAATGTCAATGAGAGCACCATCAATTTGAAGATGATGGTTAATATCTGTGACTTCTTCTTGTCTCTCAAGCAACCAGTTTACAACATCCTGATTAGTTGTAAATCCATCAATTGCTTTTGCGCTTTGTTTGTATAGAAGTTGTAATGCTTCTAAATCAGCATTGACTAATAGTTTTGCTGATATTTCAGTGACATTACTTGTAGTTACTTCGAGTTCAGTATCTTTCTTTTTAACTCTGGCCGTAGCATACGGAATCATCTTTCCATCAATGTTATTACAGAAAACAGCAATGAGTCCTGTTTTTACCCCATAACATTTAATGAAGATATTATTCTCATATTCATAGACTATTCTGAACCCGTTGTTATATACATCCATCAATGTAGCAGGAAGGTTCAGAACTGGATGTACGTCAGCGTTTTCAAATACTCTTAGATTCCTCTTATCATTGCCTTCGGAATCCGGTTCAATATTTGAATCTTTGACTGCCATAATTAAGGTTTTCGCCGGATCGACTCCTCTGATGGCAACTTTAACTTGATTGATGTTATCAAACTGGTCACAATTTTGTTCAAACCAGTCAGACAGAGATATAATACTGATTGTATTGTCTTGTACTTCTTCACTTATTGCTTCTACTTCTTCGGCGGGTAAATCTAAATCTGCCTCCGAAAATGCAACTGCTTCATCTATAGCAGGTCCATCTTTTACCATTTGAGATAAATTCTCGTTCATATTGATTAAGTCTCCTTAAAATATTAGTCTTTCCACTTCTTTGAATCCTCTTTGGGATTCTCTCTCCATTTTTCGGCATTAATTTTAGTATATGTTTCGAGTGCAGCTCCTGCGAGAGCTAGGATTTTTATAACCTCTTCGTATGCCTTTACTGGTGCTACTCCATGATTATCAAATTCTACACATGAATCTAACCATGGTGGTAATTCTTTTTCCCATTTTCCTGCGTATGCTTCTATAGCTTTATCTGCATATCTTTTTAGAAATAGGAGGAAACTAGGAAAGCTTAAAGATTTGTCATCTGAATATTCTCCAAAGGCTTCGACTTCATAATCTCGTTCTTTGAAGTAAAGATTTATTACATCGAACTCTTTATTCATATGTTTGTCTCCAGTATTTGTTTTGTTTTCTTAAGAAACATGTCTCGAGATTCTTCTGAATCTCCATACTTAGTTAATAGTTTTGCGATAAACTCTGATAAATTAAAATCAAATAAAAACCACGTCTTATCAATAACTTTAAATGGTTTTTTCATTTTAACGTAAATATTCCCATCTCTGTGTAAATGTGGAAAAGTTGATGTTTTCCTATATGGTTTAGTAACATAATATTTTCTTGTTTTACAGGGTTTAGATCCTGTAAGAAACATGAGTATTTTACCATAGTCTATATATGTTTGTCGTTTATATTTAATCCATCTATAGCGATTAACAATCACAGCGTATTGGTTATCAGCGTATTTTGCTATAATTGGATTACGTCTCCAAAACTTTTTCTTATCAACTCTACTAGTTGGAAACCAATCTCTCCAATCTCCAAAATCTCGCTCATAATATCCAGAACCAAATCTGACTATATCTCCTTTTCTAATAGATAGTCTTTCAGAATCTTCTACTGTTTCATATCTTGTAGGATATTCTTGTCCAGTAAGGTGGAATCGAAAACGTCCACAAGAAGGACTATAAACATTATATGAGTTAAAACTCTCATGTTTCCAAGCTTCCATTATAAGTAACGTTTCCCATCAAATCCTCCTGGGATTCCTTTCCAGTTGACTGCAATGGCTTCAGAAGTATGTATTGATTCTTCATGGCTACACTTAATAATCCAATCACGAATTCCGTCAATGTTAGTTAATGATTGAGATATAGCTCTTATCGCATCTTCAACAAACATAGGATTCTCACCTGCGACTCGAGCAATCTCCTGTTCATCAACTCTCTTAATAATTGGATATGGTTGCGTTGGTATTACGTTTTCAACGGCTTCAATAATATCCTCCAACCAAACATATTTATCAGTATAAGGATTAGCTTCAACCATTATATGAGCAAATGATCTTTGATTATGAGGGAATCCTTTTGTATCAAGAACACTACATAATTCAGCAGAGCATGGACAATATGAAGCATATTGAATTGTTGCTCCTTGAAAGAATCTGTAAACCAATCCAGGTTTTTTTGGTCCGGTTGGTTGTGTTACTTGAACCTCATATACCTGTCCTTCAAATCTACATTTATAATAGATAGGAAATTGATTATCAGATATAATTGATTTTTTAATAATTGGCATTCTAAAATCGAATGTCATATACGCTCCGGCACCTCCAACATTTTCAAGCATTTTTTGTAAAATTTCTTTAATCAATGCGCTTTTTAATGGTAGATCTAAATATGGTTTTAATGTAAGTAGGAGTCTAGACATTGAGATGCCTTTAGTATCAGCATCAAGACTAGTTCTTATAGCAACGTTTGCAATCATTTGATGAAATCCACCATACTTAGATTCAAGTTTAAATGGAACTTCAACATTTTCGACTCCTACTTGCATAATAGGAATTTTGATATTTGGTTCTGTACATTGAATATCAGGTAAACATTTTTTATCTATCATAAATTTTTTCTCCTATAAAGTTGGGAGCACAGTTTTATTAAAAATTATTTCAACTTCATCTTGCCACTGCTGGAAATCAGATGGGGTAACTTTAGAATCTGGCTGTGGTTCAATATTGTGCTCTATATCGTCCATGCAATGGAATATTAGATCTGAAGGATACCCAAAAGGATCATGATCAGCACTTTCAAGAAAATTCTCTTCAATAGTAAATGACCGGTCCGGAACTTTTCGAGTGATCATAATTTCGGCACCACATATTGGACAATACATTTTTTTCATATATCTAAATCCTTTGGATTAAATATTGGTAAATGTTTTTCTTTATCTTCTTCTTGTTCTTTAGCTATTTTTTTAAGTTCTGCTTTTATTTTTTCTTTATCTTCTTCAATCTTTAAATTTTCCCAAACAACTTTATAATTTCCAGTAGTAGCAGTAGCAGTATAATAACCATTTTCCATTGTTAATCAACTCCTATTACTGTTAGATATGAACTAAGTAATTTAACAGATTCGGGTACTGCATCTAATTCTTTACTATCATCGGTTAGATTTGACTCAATGAATTTACGAATATAACTATTTTTCAAATCAATACAGTCAGATTTAGTTGTGAGAAACTCATGTAAATTAATTGGAGCATCGTGCCCAATCAAACATGCTGTTTCCATTTCACCACATCTTTGACCACCCTTATTCTTTCTGCCGCCAAGAGGTTGTAGTGTTCGTCTTGCATATGCTCCAATACCTCTTGCTGCAAGTTTCTCTTCTGCAATATGAACCATTCTAAAGAAATGAATGAATCCAACAGCGATTCGATTAGCCAAATGAACTTTAGATAACGGATCATATATTTTATATTTAAATTCTGCTCCTGTAAATTTTAGGGCATCTTCAACTTGCTCCAATCTACATGATTGAAATGGAGGTTGGACGATGGTAAAATTTTGAATAAAGTCTTCCGTTATTGTTTTTGGAAGTTGTTCAAATAGTTGTTTAAAATACCATCCATCTTCTGTACAATCAATTATTCGTATAAATTTTAGTAAGTATTTTCTTATGAGTTTCTGTGTTATATTCTCTTTGAGCATTTGTGACATTGATTGTTTTAGACAATCGACTGCCATAGATAAATGCATTTCGTATAACTGCCCAATATTCATTCTTGATATTATACCGAGAGGGTTAATACAGATATCTAAATGTCGCCCATCTGGTAGTTGTGGCATTTTATTATGAGGAACAATTCTGGAGATTACTCCTTTATTCCCATGTCTATTTGCCATTTTATCGCCTACTTTTACACGCCTGAAATGAACTCCATACATTTCAACATAAAGACCATTTATCCTCTCACGTTTTCGTTTATACTTTCCGGCGAATGAGAATTTATCTAGATTATGATCTTTAATAGTTTTCATAGCTTGATCTTTAGGCATAACTTTTTTGAGGATTTTTTGTAGATCTTTTTCCTTGTCTTGTTGTTTATCTAGTTGCCCTTCAATCCAATCTTTATATTCAGGTATTTCTGTATTCCATAAGTTACCGTATAAATTAATTTCAGATATTATATAGTTTTTTCGAGCTTCTAATGGAATACCCTCAGAGAAAACTGAATAATATTCGTCAGTGTTTAATTTTTTAAGAATAGCATATGGATTGCCTGCTTTAATTGTTTCAAGTTCTTCTGGTAATGGTTTATATTCGTCTTCTTTTAAAGAAAGAAGAACTTTATCTGGAGATAATGTGAATGACAAATCTTTATAGTGAACTGATGTTAATATATCATCATTAACCAGTCTATCTGAAATTACAATACCGTCTTCATAGTTATTTCCATAATATACCATAACGCCTGTAAGCAAGTTTCTTCCAATGTTAATATTCCCGTCTTTACAAAAATTACTTTCTGCTAAAATATCTCCGGATTTAAATTTGTCACCCGATTTAACATATATGTTCATAAAGTCCATGTGTTCAACATAGATTTTTCTATGCTGAACATCAAACAACTCAACGGTTTCGTCATTATATAGAACAATGATATAGTTACTGTCAATATGGACTACTTCTCCATTCTTTTTAGCTGTCTTAACAAATTGTGTGTATTTTGTATATAGACCTTCACAACCAGAGCTTATTAAAGGAGTATCAAATTCTCTTAACATAATTGATTGTCTCATCTGTGAAGATGCCATTTGCAATCTTGTTTGATCATCATGTTTAAGAAACGGAGTCATTGAAACAGGAATCGAAATTGGATTATCTTCACAAATATCATCTGTAAATTTTAAGTTTTCATCAAGATGTACATTTGGAATCAGATTCTGTAAAACTCCACAGTTGTCTCTATCTGGAGTGTCAACTGGGCATAAACGCCCAAACATAGTTGGACAAATATCTCTTAAATGTTTCGGAATATTTTCTCTTTTAAAACCACCTGGTCCAAGTAGACTTATCCTTGATAATTTTGTAAGTTCTTCAATTGGGTTTATTGAGAAATCAAACTGAACAATATCTGAAACATTACAGTCTGATAAAATCTGGGTGGAGTTAATATTAAACTTTGGTTGTCTTGATGTTCTATTTGCAAAACATAAATCAAATATAATCTTTGATACTTTTCCAATGACAACATATTCAAAACATCTTACCCGTTTATTTATAAATAGTGTATCATCAACAAATCCTGTTTTTAGAATTTCAGACAACTCTTCTAAAATAGAATCATACTGCATAAACTTTGCTGTGAGTATATCAACTTTAGAAATTAGATCAATAGCATATAATATATCTTCGCCTTTTGACTTCGCATTATATCTAGAATACAATTTACCAAGTTCAAGAGTAAAATCATCAGTTGTGTATCCGATTGATTCTTCACAATAAGTTTTTAAATCAACTCTTAATAAATCATAAAGATTACTACTGCTTGGGTCAATATCAAGGTCAAGTTCATATATTTTGGTAACTTCTTCAATACCATAGTACGCCAATAATATTAAAGAAAATGGAACTTTTTTACCCAAGAAACTGATCTGAATGTGCGGGATTTCTTTATCTTTAAATACCATTATAGTTGCTACATTTGTTCGTAGTTTTATACTTTCACCCCTTGTAACAATGGGGGTATCAAAAAGCTGAAATAAAGGGATTTTTCTTCTTCCATTAATATAAACATAGTTACCATCAATTAATTTGGGGATAAATATACTTATATCAATTTCAGAGCTTCCCTTTTGTAATTTAATAACCAATGTTTGTTTAAGAGTCTTGGCGAGCTCTCCTGATGAGAAACGAGAATCTTTAAGACTAATCTCGTTTATCTGAAATCCAATTTCTTCAACAGGTTTAACTATTTCTTGTACAGTAGATAAAATTTGATCATAATCTAGTTGTCGTATTGTGAAGATATTTTTATCTTCGTTGTGAATTGTAGATATTGGATTAATTATTTTCAATGTTATATCCCCTTTTCTTTACAGTCTGATTTTAAAGCGTCCTCTAGTTTATCATCCTCAATATAATAAGGATCGCTATTCATTCTTAGAACATTCATTATAATTTGAGTTAGTCGAAGATCCGGTGCATCATTCCAGATCTTCTCAACCAACCCTAATATACGTTTAATTCTAGCTGGATCTCTCATGTAATTTTCTCTCCCTTAAGTATTTTATCCATAACTCCGGAATATCTTCCTTCATATAATATTCCTTGAAGAATAGACTTCTTTGGATTTGAAAATGCCATAGCAAGAATCCAACTTTCTCGGTTAGGTACAGATTGTACAGAGTAGAAATTTGGTATAATTTTTTCTCTATCTTCTATCAGTCTCCATTTTTTGTAATCTTTCCACATCAATTGTGTAACTACACATTCAAAATGTATGTGATGAATATCTTTATCATATACATCAAATAAAGCATCAACTATTTCGGTATATGTTTTTCCTTTAAATTTATGTAATAATTCAGCAACAGATGCAAGATCTCCAATAATATCTCTTTGTTTCATGGAGTTTTCTTTATTTTCTTCTCCCTTAATTACTGCTGAACCTGAAGTATGAAAAGTTCTTAAAACTAATTGTGTTCCCCTCTCTCCTAATGTTTGAGCAGCAATAATACCAACAAATCGGCTATTTAAACTTTTATATAAATCTCCATAACACTTTTTACAGAGTCTATCAGATTTACATAAAATAGGACTTCGTATCTGAATTAATTTTCCAATTATATCTTTATAATTATCTTGAGTAATTTTATATAGTGATGATTCATCTTCTGAAAGACACCATCTATTTACTAACATATGAGCCTTTCGTTCTGTTTTTACATCGACTTCTAATAAGTCTGTAGTGCCACAATCATCAAGATCTTGATCAATCTGTAAGTTAGCACATGTAAAAATGAGTTTCCTTGATAGATATCCGCTTGTGCCCGTATTTAATGCAACATCTAAGAGACCTTTTCTACATCCATATGTTGAGAAGAAAAATTCTTTTTGATTCAAACCTTCAAGTAAAGAATTTTTAATTGGATGATCTAAAATCTCTCCATCAAAGTTTGAAATGAATCCTCTGGATAATACAAGTTGTTTAACTTGATCCCAACTTCCCCTTGCGCCAGATTCTATCATATATGAATATTTAAATTTATCTCTAAGTTCATGAATCAAACTAGGATCTGAAAATGCAACAATTTGATCTCTTGTTTCCTTATGAGAATAAATATTATCTTTTATTTTGGATATCCCTTCAATTTTACAATCTTGTAAAGACATAGTACATCCATATAAAGTTGCAAATTTGAATCCTATCCTTTTAATATTATCAAGAACCTGTATAGTTATATCGCTAGAATATTTATCTTTAATATCATTAAGGATTGTAAGAAGTTCTTTATTAGCAACAAGACCTTCAACTATTGGATAATCTTCTGGAAGTTGTTTGTTAAATTCAGCTTGACCCAATGGAAGGCTTTTATTTTTAAACATAACTGTCTTATCTGAAAAGCTGGGTGATGTTAAATAATAAATTCCTAGTATTATATCTTGGCTTGGAGTTGTAGTAAGACCTTCATTTGAAGGGCTATTTAAATTAGAAGAAATTAAAATTTTCTTTAAAATCTCTTCTTTAGCTTCATTAGTAACCGGAATATAAACTGCCATTTGATCTCCATCAAAATCTGCATTGAATGGAGGGCATGCTAAAGGATGTATTTTGATTACTTGATCTAACGTAATCTTAATTTTAAAAGCAAGCATGCTCAATTTATGAAGAGATGGTTGTCTATTTAATATACAACATTCTTCACTTGTTATTTCTTCACAAACTTTTAATAGAACAGGTGAATAATTATCAATACATTGATCTACAAAATCAATCGCCTTATTAAGAAGTTTAAATTTACCAAGTTGAATGATTCTCTTGGCAATCGGAAGTTTAAATAATTCAAGTACCATTAAATATGGTAGTTTACACTCATATAGTGAAAGAGTTGGATCTGGAGTAATAACTGCGCGTCCAGAAAAATCAATTCTTTTACCAAGAATATTCCCTCTAATTAATCCTTCTTTTTTTGCCATCTTTTCCAAAATTCTGGTATACAACTCACTCACATCTTTTTGTAGTTGTTTGAAATAAGTATAGTAAAGAGCTTTATCTCGATGAATATCAATGATCGTATCTTTCATCGCTTCTTTCTTGGTGAGTATTTGGACATAGTAACGATTGATTTTGTCCATTAGTTGTTTTGCTTCTCCAGAACTTTTTGATGTTGGTCTAAGATCAGGTGGGAGAACAATAATTTCGTCTATGAGCAGACTATTAATATTATTTAAAATAATTTGCCATTCAGCAATTCCTTCTTCAATCATTTCTGTTGCAATGTTTTTAACAAGAACTTCAATAGCTTCTGCACGTTCCCATGTTTCTACTCCTTCTGGGATTTGTTCGGGTATAGGTGTAACAACAAGTTCATCTCCAGTTTTATAGAGAACGCTTTGATCATTTTTCATAAGATTATCAATTGCTTTTTTCAAAGTCTTCCCACCCAGATCTATCAGTAGATCATAAAATATTGGATTTACAACTGGTATTGGTATTTTGATTTTTGCAAATCTTTTTCTTCGAGCATCACTATTTATAATATCAACTCCACAGTCATCACATTTGCCTCCAGATCTTGATACTCCATGATATGTACCACATTGACAAGTATAATTCCTCATTGGACCAAATATTTGTTCAGAAAATAATCCAAATGGGTGAAACTTTTTCTTTCCAAATGTTTTTAGAGACGTCACTTCGTCTAAGGGTTCACAAAATGTTTCATAATCTAATAACTTAGGCATTTATTAATCCCCCGCTTTGAATTTGTCGCTTATAAATTGTCCTATCTCACAGAAATGTTGACTTACTTTATTTGCAATCAATTGATCTATATCAGGCATTACTTCATGCGCAATTATTTTTATATCATCTACTGCCAACTGTATCTGTGAGTTTTTGATAGCCTTATCGACTATGCGAACAATCTCTTGTTCTAACAATGATGGTGGTTCTGTTAAATTAAACTTTTTTGTCTTGGCCATCTGACTCTCTTTCATTTATTTTTTGTTTTAAATTACCAATGCCTTTATCAACTAAGTCTTCTGCTGTTTGTGCAGTTCTATTAACCATCAAATTAAAAAATGATCTAACAGCTTTTTTACCATTACTTACAAGATCATCAATAATTGTTTCGACCTGATTTGACATTTCTTTATCACTCAATCGTTTTTCTTCCATGTCCCTAGTACCCCTTGTTTTTTATATTTTATTTCGCCCCAAGGTGTAAAGTAACAGTTGTCTAAGTTAAAGCAAGATAACATACTAATTATCATTGAGTTTGAGTTTTTTGTTAGTTCATGCTGTCTCAAACTATTTGGAATACAAAACTCTCCAGTCCTTGGAATTGCATTTGGATGTGGATTGTTTAAAATTACCATGTCGATTTTACCATCAACAGTTTTAACTATATAATTTTTAATCTCGAATTTTTTTGCTAATTTCGTAATTTGGTATAATTCATTTTTATAAATTAATTTTCTTGGCATAATAAATTCTCTTACTTCAACATTTAGTATTTCCATTATGCAGCTCCTGTTTCAGGAATTAATTCAATATAAGTATTATTACCTTCATCAAAAACTGATACTACAAAATTATTAAAATCTTCTTGACAACTTACAATAGATGTCAATACTGAAATTAAGTCTTTGCTATTCTTTAAAGCATTCACAGGAATTACTTTTTCAGAAATTGGATAAACTTTACTTCCAAGAAATAAAGTTAATTCTTTGTTTTTATTTATATCTAAAATTGGGACGATCTTATCCGGCAGATTTACAAATTTATCTTCGCCGATTACATTATCATAAATAACATCATAACAATTATTCTCAAAATATTTAACATAATCAAGTTCATATTTTTCGACAGTTTGAATTTCTATAAGAGCTGCAATTGAAACGTTATCAATCATCATTGAAATAATTGATGCTGCATGTCTTAAATCATTCTTTGTCAATTCCGTAATGTATTTTCCAGCTTGTTGTTTTTTATAAGTAACATTCTTTCTAAAATCAGCCATCAAGTATCTTGATGATATATAAAATCTTGCGTCAATTTCAGACTTTCGATCATATGTAAAATCTCGACAATCAATTACCAAATCTTCTTTTGGAAGTTTCGTAACACCTTCAATATATTCAGTTTGAAACGCCCAGATTTCTATATTTGGATTTTGATCCATTAAAATATCTTTTAAAGCTTCAACTTTTGGAATACCTACATCAATCTGTCTGTAGATAGAATTTTTTAAATTCTTCTTCTTAACTATATCGTGGTCTATTATGACTAGCTTTTCGGTGTTCTCTAAATTAGAGATTGCTTCTGCTGTGAACCCTCCAAGGGTTCCTAATCCAATAATTACAACGTTTTTAAATACCACGTTTTATAGTCTCCTTTTCAATCATTATTTTTTGGGGGGAGTTAAAAGCATCCCCCCATAAGAATTAAGCCAATCTTGAGTCTAACTCCTCACTATGATTTTCAATTGGTTCTGTAAATATAATTGCTCTTCTTATTAGTTCTTGTTCGTCATCTCCAACTGGGGTAGGTCTATAATGAGATTTATATTTATATAGCGAGTTGGCTAATTTGACAGGATAACTCACAGGAATCTCATATGAATATTTTTTATATCCTCTGGTTGTTCTGACAGTTATAGGCATGCTCGGATCTATTCGTTTGAGTTCTTCTGCAATTTCATTCCTGAAATGGAGCTCATCGTCATTTGATTTTATCTTTACACCACGTTTTACGAGCTCGTCATCACGACCAGAACCATTTATTTTCCAGTTGTTCTCTTTTCTGACTAGAGCTTTAATAGCACGACCAAATGCTTTGTTCTTTCCCTCAGATTTAGAAAATGTATCTAAGAGAGAACATATAGATACTCCTCGTGCTTCAATTCGCTGTTTTGAGGAGTTTATAAAAACACAAGTTGTAAATGCATTATTTACAACTGGACTGTTGACAAAGTAAAATGAAATTTTATCAACGTCATTGTCTTGTAAGATTTTTTGTATGTCTTCATTCATGGTTTCATTCCTTTATCTGGTGGGGGGTCCGAAGACCCCCCAACAGTTAAGTTAGCAACCCTTCTTGCCTGCTGGTTTCAGGAATTCCAGATTGTCACCGTTTTTCAGTACGTAATCAGCATCGACTGCTTTACCATTTACCAGACCGGTAGACAGACGATCAACGTTCAGTACTTCTCTCAGGAAGTCCCCAACATCTTTTACTGTCTTCCCTGCGACTGGGAAATTACCCGAAGATGCACCACATGATACATGAATGGTAGTAGTAGCTCTGCTACCGAAAGGTGCTCCTGGTTTGGTCAGCGTACTTTGCCCGGAAAATTCCAGTCCGGTCAGTTTACCACCTGCAGTTTTAGCAATGGTTGCTCCTTTTTTACCGTACTGAGCCATAATGGCGTTAACAACATCGTCCTTCGGTTTCTTGGTAACACCGACGATACCCAGTTCATCAACACACATTCTTTTCAGATCTTTTGAAGTTTTTGCCTCTAAGAAATCTCGATTAAAACTTTTACCCATGATAATAAGTCTCCTTCATTTCACTATTCGGATTTTTGCGTCTGTAGTCATACTAAGCATATCAAAGTAGATTTCAGACCGTTCATACTGTTCTTTTATAACCACGTTATAAAAAGCCCAGCACATCAATGTTGCTACCCCCAAATTTGTAAAATACAACTGAGGGTCTGATTGTGAAAGTTCTTCACAACTCATTTCTTCGGGTAACTTATCGTTAGGGTTTGCAATTTCCGGATGGTAAGCACATAAGTCCGGAGTTAAATCTTTTCCTTCCTTCCGGACATAAATCTGTACATTACCATCTGTAAATTCGTTCCCACCAGAGATTAAAATAACATCTTGTAAAGTTTTACAGTAATTAGAAACGATCATTCTGGTTTTGTGATTATCAACACATAGAAATACAATATCGCCTTCTCTTATAGTTTCCACAATATTTTTTTCGTTTACGAAGGCTTCATAAGAATCAAACCGTAGCTCACTAAATTTTATCTGAAGTTCAGTGCCTTTAATATCGGCTTTATTCCCCATGCGGGTAAACTCTTGCCTCTCATAGTTTTTATGCTCATATTCATCTCCATCTACTAATAGAATATCTGCGGCTAAATCCTTTGAATAATTCAGAAATCTGCATATTCTTTCAGAGAGAATAGAACCTACTCCCCCAAGTCCAATAATAGTTATAGGTAATCTAGTCACTACTTCTCTCCCTTGAAAATACTCGTCTAAACATGTTTTTTAATGACGCGTTAGGTTTCTCAGGAATTGGAGTGTAACTGGATCCTGGTTCTTTTATTTTTTCAATAGTTTCTTCCTTGGCTGCTAAGTCTAGTGCAGCAATATTAGCTTCTTCTTTTTCGGAATCTAGAAATGTTCCTGCATCTTTTTCAAGTTGTTCTTCTAATAATTCTTTTGAAGAAACTTCTGGTATAAATTCGCTATAGCAAAAAGGGCATATTGCGTCTTCTTGAACTGCACGAAAGCTGCTATTACATGATGGACATACTACGTATTCAGATTTAGGTTGATCTTTTTCAAATAAGTGATCAAATTCATCAGATGGAGCATAACTGTTAAGTAGAGTATCATCATCCACAAGAATTAGGTGTTCATCAGTTAAACAATTAGAACATATGGTTGTACCTTCAAGACCTTCTTCTTTAACCAATTCACCACATTGATTACATTGGTATATATCCTCTGTGAAGTCTTCCTTCTCTATCTCATTTGTTAGTTTACACTCTCTATGAACACATGTTGCGCAAGGAACAAAGTCACCCTCTGGCGTATGTGGAGGAAATTTAAGAGGTGATTTATTACCAGGCCCAACATTTAATGGAGATACTCGTGTACCAGTTACATGACGTACGATACCTGTTCGTTTCCAGGCATCTGAGTTATAATGTTGTCCCCAACCAGCATATCCTCGGGAACCATAACCATAACCATATTGATGTCCCCAACTCTTATATGTGTAAACTCCTTTGCTTACCATCTTCATCCATTTTTTGTTAAAGACTCGATCACTTGGAGATACATTCACATCATAGCGCCTATCAAACTTTCGATAGCTATAAAATTTTGGTGTTGCTGTTGCGTCTTCAACTAGTTTGCCATCTTGTACTTTATAGATTGTTCTTACAGCTTTATTATCGACTTCATTTGTTTCTGCCATAAGAATTAATTTGTCAATATATTCATCTGGATCAACCATAACTCTATGGCCATTTGCTACAATTGATGAAGAGATGCTTGGATACTCTTCATCAAGATCGCCCAATGTAATATGAAGACCGTCAAAGTGCTCTTCATCATCATCATCAACACCAGAATGAAATGCTGACATATTCCCATGACTATGAATAGTACCGATCATTGTCATTCCTTCAATAGTAATTCCTTTATCGTAGTCACAGGATGCACCTGCAACTTTTTGTACCGGCGGAATGATTTTATATTTTCCTGTTTCTTCATTATAAAACAGGAGCACAATAGATTCTGATCTATATTCTTCATATACTGCTTTAAAAAATCCCATGACTTTAGCAATCCATTTACCAGGAATTTTAGTAATATGCATTTTAGCCATAGTAGTAACACTATTTAGAATAGAGATATTTTTAACGGGCGCAAGACTTTCCATGACCCCAAGTTTTTTCTTTAGATACACACCTTCTTTTGCAATAATATAAAATACATCATCCTTAGGCATTTCATTTTGACCATCATTTAGGATTACTTTGAACATTTACTATACTCCTCTCTTCGTTTATAAGTCTTAATTCAGATGCTTCACATGTAAAGAAGTGACCATGTAAATTTGGCCACGCTCTAACTATACCCGCTTCATTTTGAATTTTTGGTCCAATTCTTGGATTCGGAATACAATCTAATATAGAATTAGCTGTAATATATCTATCTAAACTATAATAATCAGCATATGATGTAAAGTATGCAAAATCTAATACTTTAAGACCACCTACTCCATTAGTAAAGACAAACCATCCCTTTCGATTACTATACTCATTAATACCTTGAATAATATCACCAGGTTGATACTTAATTTTTGATACATCAATTGAAGCATGCTTTAATGATGGCCATCTTTTTGACTTAATTGTAGTTTTTTGGAATTTTGTTAATACGTCGCTGTACCATAAAGTACAACAATTTGAGCACAGAACAAGGGGTTCTGGTCCTCCCGTATCAGTTATAAATCCAATAATAATATTTATATCTTTCTTTGGGAATTGTGAAATGCTGGCTTCTTTAGCTTTGATCTTTGTTCCTGCAATCAATTTACCAAATTTATTTGTAATCTTTCTTATTCTACCAACATAAATGATTCCATTTGCTCCATCAACATATCTTTCTTGATGTAGAGTCCCTTCTTTATCAGCTAATATGAAAAATATATCACCAATAGCTGAGTCGAATTTAAACCCTTGAATTACTTTGACTGACAACATATTAACTGGATTATGCCAATCTGAAACAACTACTTTATCTCCTATAGTAAATTCAATATCCATATCAAAACTCTGGATACGAAATTTATCTTCCCCCAACATATATTTTTTTATTTCTGGAGGAATTGGTTTAATAAGTCTAGTTCTGTTTCCTTCAAATATAACGCCAGCAGGAGAACCAAACACACTATTATTTAATAATTTTGTCTCATTTATATCTTTTATAGCTAGCATTTTTCGACCCACTCTAAATACTGGTGGTAGAGGTTTAAGTTTATCAATTTCATATAGACTTTTAGCTCGTTTTGCTGCTGATGAGTTTAAGGTAAGATTATATGATCTTATACTTTGATTAACATGTTTCATTTCAATATGTAATTGATTTCTACTGGTAGAAATTTGATTAAATTTAACAACGACACCATTTTGAAACGGAACGTTTGCAATAGTTGGTACATAGACATATCGTTTGTTCTTTTTCAACATAATATTTTCATATTTTGGTTTTGACGTATCAAATATCTCTCCCTCAGTATTTTCCAAAATATAAAATCCATCTCCGAATCTACCTTCATGAAATCCATCTGCAGATTTACGAACAAAGGAAACCCTTTTATATGTAATGCCCCCGATGGCATTTTTCATAATTAGAATATCACCTTCTTTAATCTTTACTCCATTTTTCAGAATTCCCGTTTCTTCAAATCTGAGTTTCTTTGTTTCTTTAAGGAGATATTTTGTAAACATTTTGGTTTTCTTAAATATAATAAGTCTTCCATCATCTCGTTCAACTCTTATATATTTTACATCTCCACTATCCATGAAGCTAATAAGTGAATTAATATAACAAAGAGATTTACCATTTTTAATATAAAAAGGATCTCCAACATGAACATAAAAAGTTTCATTTAAATATACGCCCGATGCAACATCATAAAATAAACTAAATTTCTTTCTAGATCTTGGAGTAGGTTTTTCATCCTTGCCTGTACTTAAAGGTTGACTAAACATACTAGCAAGGCTGTGATATTGAACATCATTTTGTTTTGATATGCTATAAGTTCGTTTTACTTCTTCTATTGCTTGTCCTATATTCATAGGAATTTTAACCCAATCAACATTATAAATAAACATTGGATTTAATTGTGACAATGCTTGCCACTCCATATAAGAATTAACCCCAGCAATTTTTGAATATGAGTTATAGTTATACATAAAGTCAGTATTAAATTCAGATCCCCAAAAGACATTGATTGCTTTTTCTACTGTTGAATTTAATGATTGTGTCCGACCATCTGCTCTATCTCCAAAACAAATATACTGATTATCAGCTATATTTAGTAATGGTATTTTAAGCAAGTAATCAGCTAACCCCGAGAGTCTTGCAATCCTAAGATATGCTTGCCCACCAGATATATCATAATAATCTGATATATATAGAAGAAATATAACATACGGAAATGCCAATGTAAATTGCCTTGGACCTCCCTTCTCAGCGAAGTTTTTCTTATATTTGTATTCTTCTAATTTTCCTTCTGCTTTTAATTTATCAACTTCAGCATGAAAATGCATATTAATGCTGACAGTTCTAAATGCCGGAGGTTCTTCAACAACAATAATATGACCTTTGTTTACTTTTTCCATATATCTACAATTTGGTGGAATAACTACTGGTGTTTCGCTACCAAATTCCAGACTTATACGTCTTAGATAGTCAGGTGTTAATAACACTTTTTTATTAATTTTTGGGGTTGATTCCCCCTTCATTGATTTATCATATTCAGAAGAATAAAGATGTGTATATTTCTGATTAATTCGTATTTCATTTTGTAAATCGAGCATTTATTCACCCCTTAAAAATTTATACTGTTTAGCATATCCAGTTAGTATTTGCTCTGGTCTATGATCATTAATTTCCCAAACTCTTTGCCTCTTTATTGATGGACTCTCTGGATTCTTTTGCAGTTCTTTTTCACTTGTTATAAATAGAACTGCTAGATATACATCTTCACTTTCACGTTCTAATGATAAGAATGAAATTTCTCCTTGAGTCCGACCTGGTACTTCCAGTGTAATAAATATATTTGGTCCTTTTGGAAGTATTGTTATATGCTCAATGTTGCCCGTTTCTTGCTCAAATATTTGATCGCATAATATTCTGATTTTTTCAAGTACATCATCACTTTTGATTTCTGCAAGAAGTTTCTTTAAGATACCCACTTATAAGTTCTCCTTTACGGTTGTTTCTTTGTATAATATCTTCTCTCTTTAGTATCCATCCATTCAATCCGATCAAATGGAACTGACCTCCAACCTTTCATATTCAGATCATAAACATGCATAATTTTATTTTTCTGAATAAGTTTCAGGATTTTTTCAATGTTTACAGATTTTGGATGGTCTCTTTTTGGAATTTGTTTAAAATCCAAAGTACACTTCATGATACGATTCGAACCATCTTTCTTTGTAAATCTTATAATTACTTGCTTCTCATCATATACTTTTTTCCAGAACTGTATGGCACTTACAATTATATTAGTATCTAATTCTTTTTCTGCCATAGTTTAATCCTCCCGTTTATCTGAGTGAACTAGTGTGCCCACTTCCTTATTTGTTCTATCAAAATATTGACTCATCATTAAGCATGAATGATTACAGAGGTCACAAAGACGCTTTTTATCTGTTCTTATTCCAGTTAATACATCACTGGACAAAAGTTGTGGATATGCTGAATCGAATAGATTTTTTATGGTGTTATATGGAGTTATTACTCCTTTAATTCTTAAACATAATCTTATTGTTCCATCAGAGTCAATTGTTAAGTTATGTATACCATCCTCAAGCTCGCAGTCAAAATTTGATGGTAATGTATCAAACATTCTTGGAATTAAAATATCTTTCATATGAACTAACAATGAATGGTCGTGCATAATATCAAGCAACTGTCCTGCTAAACTTAATGTTGGTTGAACTAAAAGATTCTTATCCCTAATATTTGAAAAATCGTAATAGATGTTTTTTGTAATATCTACAAATGTAATATCGCTATATATTTCTTCCTTACTTAAATTACAGATAAGTTGGTGTAAGAAATGTTGATTATGTTTCATAACTGTTATTTCAGCTACAACATCTTTAACCAACCCTGCTGCTTGAAGTTCTTTTAATCTTTGTAATCCTTCAATACTTTTTCTGACTCGATCTTTGTTGAGTTCAGGCTCGTTAAAAATAGGATCAACAGAACTTGTAAAACCTTCTATATGACCTACTTTATTAAATAGTTTTATCAATGCAGGTTGAACTTCAGGTGTGTTATTACTGATTATTGTATAATATATTTCATTATCATTACAATAATTAATAATGTCTGCAAGGTCTGGTCTTAATAATGGCTCGCCTCCATAAAAGATATTGAAGACATTTGGATTATGTATTTTTAATTTTCCTAATGTTTCAATAACAACTTCAGTTGGCATTTCGTTTTTGATATAATGTTTCATATCAGGATAGCAAGAAGGTTTATTTTCATAGTTTCGAACTATACCACAGTAATCACATTTCAAATTGCACTTCCTTGTGAGAAGCCAATTTACAATTCTAACTTGACTCATATTAATCTCCAGTTTCAAGTAATATCGTTCCGTCATATTCTTCTATAATATCACGAAATCTGTCTATTCGATAACAGTCATTTCTGTCTATTCTAGCATAAGCGATAAACTTACCCCTATCTAATATCTCAGCAGCTTCTTTATAACATATTTTATCCATATTATAAAAATCGCTAGGAACTCCTCTTGCTTTTGCAATCCAATCGTTTCTTCCTGCTTCGGTAAAATTGATAAGATTTTTTTTATTCTTGAAGAATCTAAAAGATTCATCATGATGGAATTCGAATTTCTTTTGTATATCTTTCCTCAATGTTTTGTTGCCTAGTTCAATAATGAACATTGTGGACGAGCTATTTGTTATAAAATCAAGATTTATTTTCATTGATTTTCTACCTTCACTACTAATTTTTTAAGCTCCCTTAAGCTTATTGGAGAAACTGTGGTTGCACCCTCTCCATCAACATCAATCGCTTTTAAAATTAAATCATCTTTTCTTAAGATATCAAATAAAATTAAAGAGTCCCACCCATACGGACCAAGCATAATTTCTTTTCCATCTTTAAGAAGTTTTCCCTCTTTAATTATCTCGTTTAATGTACATTCAATTTCTTCATTACTTGGCTTTTCAACTTCTATATAATCTTTATATTCTTGTGAATGTCTAATTCTATTTATTTCGATATTATAGTCTTCTGGTATAAAGATTATAAAAGCAGAAGATGAACTATTTGTTATAAAATCCATTTTAATTTTCATAATCATTCCTTAGTGCAAAGTCAATATTTCATCAGCTTCAAGTTGATCTTCGTGTCTATGAGAAATCAGATATATTGATTTTCCAAACTTCAGCTTAGATAAAACCTTTGATACATATCCAACATTCTCTTCATCTAAAGCATCGAATATTTCATCGAATAATAAGATGTTTATTGATACGTCTTGAATGCTTGCTTGTAAATCACCAAGAGTTAAAATTGTAGCAATATCAATAATCCTTGTTTGGCCGCCTGATAATTGAATTCTTGAGTTTGCTCGAGTATGTGTATCAACAACATTAACTGAAATTTTATCTCTAAATTCTCCAGCTTTAGTTGCTGCTAATGTATCAAATGATACAATATATCGCCCGTTTGTAAGTTTGTCTAAGTAATAAGAAACCTTTTCATTCATAAATGGAATCGCTTCATCAATTAACATTGATGGAATTCCAGATGAAGAAAATGCCATTTTCCAAAAATCTAATATTGTTTGTCTTCTCTTAAGAACTTGTAAATCTATATCAGCTTTTTCAATTTGAATCTTAAGAACTTTTTGTCTTTTTAGATATGAATTCAGTTGAGTTTTGTCGTACTCCTCATTTTCTTTATCCTGAATCTGAATTCCTCGGATCTTTAGATCATGTTTGATGTTGTCAATTGTTTTTTTCGCTTCATCCAATTGTTCTACAGTATATTCTTGGTCTTTCTTTTTCGATAACAATACCAACTTCTCAGAATTAAGATCATTATCAATACTTTGTACTTTCTTTTGTACTTTTTGTATTTGTAGTCGTGATAATTCATCAATCTTTTCAATAGCAACATTCCATCTATTATTGACTTCTTTTAATTGATCCTCTTCTTGTTGTTTTATCTGTTTGTGTTCTTCTCGAAAAGTTACTTGTTGTGCGTTAATACTATTTGATTCTTTTGTATATACAGCATTATTCTCATTAATTTGTTCTTGAAATGAAGAAACTAACTTAAATGCATTGTCAATGTCATTATTATATTTTGTGACTTTTTTATTTAATAAGTCAATTGTTTTTTCTGATACTTCTTGTTCACAAAGAGGACATTCGGAAACTTCAGCCTTAATAACATTCTCTTCAATTTCATTTATTCGAGTCTGGTAGTTTCTCATATCGGACTCAAGATTTTGACTTTTCAATTCAATTTTGTGATTTTCTTCTTGAGTTGAAGTATTTAAATTATTTAATAAATCTTTTAATTTTGATTGTTCATCCTGAATACGATCATATTCTTTTTGGGATAAAATATGTATAATATTTTTTGCCTCAACTGCTTTATTTTGTATTTCAAGAAGTTTAGTTTCTCGTTGTTGTTCTATAGATTGAACTTGACTATCTAAATCACTTTCCATGGAATTTAACTTTGATTCAATATTTGATAATTCCGATATTGTTTTCTCAATATCTATATCTTCTTTCTCCATACCCACTAAATTTTCTTCCCATTGATTTAATAATCTTTGGTTTGACTCGATAGATTTTTTCAGTTCTAATATAGCATTTTGTTTTTCTGTATCGAATCTTTTTTCTGCAGCAAGTAATATTTGAATCTGTTGTCTCGCATCAGTTTGTAGTCCAAGATCAATTCCTTTATTTCTTTCAACTCCAGAAATAGATTCTATAACTTGCTTTAGTCGCTTGTCAGTTTCTTTATAAAATAATTGATACTGTTCTAATGCTAAAAGTTCTCGAAAGATTAACTTTTTATCAGAATCAAGTAAATCTGTAAAGAAGTTTTTAACCTTTTGACCAAACATTAATGTATTCGTAAATGCTCTTCTTGAACATACTAATTTTTCAATTTCGGGTAATACTTCTTTATGACCTTTTTTAATATCAACACCATTTTTATTTAAAATCACTGTATTGCCAAGTTTTGTATATTTTTGGTATCGAGTGACAAGATATTGATTGTCATTATCCATAAACTTAACCCACGTTTTACAGTTACGACCAATTACATTATTTACTACATCATCTCCTTTTGCTCCCTTACTTGTTAAACCCCAGAAGGTAAAAGGGATGGCATCGAGGGCCATAGTTTTTCCTATCCCATTTGGGCCAGTTATTAATGTTAAAGAGTCATTTTTAAATTGTAAAATCATTGGATCAATATAAGGACCAAAATTTTCCATTCCCACTTCTTGAATATTGATTTGCCTCATATTATACCTCACAATTCTGAATTATATCAAATGCTTCTTTGGTATACTCATCTACATCTATTTGTGGAATCTCTTTGATCTTAACAAACCGATTAATTCTATCTTCCTGAGACATTGAACTTGTAATCCCTCTATCAGTAATATCGGCTTCTGTTTTATCAACAATATTAAAGTCATCCTTAAAACCTGTTATATCGACTTTTTCCTTCATAAGAACTTTGACATGATGGCCATCATCCTTAGCTTGTTGGGCAGCTTTTAACGCGTCATCTTTATTAAGACTATTCATTTCAATTTCAATATATTTTCTATATTGAATTATCGGAATTTCATCAACTTGAAGAGTATCTGTATCGACAACCAGAAAGCGTTTTTCTTCCCCTTTCTCGCCCCAATCTAATTGAATTAGGGAACCAACATAATAGATTTTAATATCATCTCTTATAATTTGTTGAGGTTTATGATAATGTCCTAACAGTACCAATTCATATCTTCCAATTAAATCTTTTATTCCAATGTCAGAAACGATACTTATCCCTGAATTTAATACTCCTTCATTTAATCCAAAATGAGATATAAGTATCCTTCCCTTATTTTGTTTGACTTGATTTACAATATCATAAGAATATGGGATACATATTAAATCATTATCTACAGTTTGAAATTGAGTTACCCATTCAACATTAATATAATTCCTTATTGGTCTTAGTGCTGATATTGCATCTGCTCCCTTTCCAGATAAGTCATGATTCCCATCAAGTACCCAAAATTCTAAATCTTCATATTGTTCAAAGAAATCTAACATTATCTCTTGAGCAATTGCATAGATGATTGATTTGTTGTGATAAAGATCACCGCCTATTATGATTCTTTTAATATCATTTTCACAACAATAATCTCCTACTTCACAAAGAGCTCTTTTTATACTATGCAATCGCTCAGGAAGATTTGTTTCATCTTCAATTTTATCTTGACTATATCTCGAAAGATGAAGGTCTGCAATAAATGCGAATTTCATAATTTATTCATTTCTCCTTTTTGTTTAGTAACCTCCTTTTGTTTCGGAGGAGTCGTAGCTTTTTCATCTACTTTTTCTTCTTGTGTTGTAGTTTGTGGTTGTTTACTATCAGAATCTGACTTTGCAAGAAAGAGTCCAAACAGAAGAATCATTATAATACCAGTTATTGCTAAACCAAATAGCAAGTCAACTAATTCAAAACCTTTTTGATTATTTATCTTTTTAAGAAACATTTTATTCTCCTTTACAGCTGATTCATTTTACCATCTGATTTAGTAATCTCCGGTTGTTTTGGCGGACTTGGAGCTTTTTCATCTACTACTTTTTCTTCCTGTTGTGTTATAATTTTTATATTATTTTCTGACTTTGTAGTCATCGAATAAAAATGTGGAACTACAATTGCTATCAAAATAGCAATTATTGATATAGCGACCATTAACTCAAGCAAAGTAAAACCTTTTTGATTATTTATTCTTTGAAGTATCATTTTTATCATTTCTTTGTATAGATTTAAACATAGATAAAACATCCATATTATTAATTAACATATTTTCAATGATTTCTTCTTTCACACCTTGTATAATATTATTTCCTTCTCCATTCATTTCGAGAGATGCTAAAATAAACTTATGTTCGTTGCATAGATCAAGTATGGAATTATATATGGTAAAGTGAACTCCATCTGTTCCATACGTCCAAAGATTATCACCTTTTTTTAAAGATGCTATACAGTCATATATTTCATCAAATGCTTCTGCTTCTTTAGCCTCTTCATATGTCTCATCATAATTATTATTTATATATGTTTTTATTTCGTCTTCATTTATATGGAAGCTATTTGGTACCATAACAACAAAGGCAGTTGATGAACTATTTGTAACAAAATCAGATTTAATTTTCATTAGTCATAACATCCTTTATATTCTATATGATCTTCATTTATTCCGATCTCTAATAAAAACCATAACATATCAAAGTTATCCATTCCTGTATCACCCATAATTAAATCACCCGTTTCACTTATACCCCAACCACTATGATCTGGAGTATACTCCAAAGATTTAGGATGATATTGTTTACAAAATTCATGATGATTTTGAATAAGAAGAATTTGAATGTTGGATAAGTTTCTTTTTTCAATAATGAAACTAGCACATGAACTGTTAGTTACAAAATCCGTTTTAATTTTCATTACCGATTTTCCCAACATTCTTCAATATGCCCTGGTTCACTTTCTATTCCAAAACAATCCATAATCTGTTGTTGAACTCTTGTTTTAAATTCATTTAATGTTTCATCATCTTTCATTTTGGTATATTCAATACCAACTATTAATCCATCATAATCATAATCAGGACCGGATGTAGAAGTGAGATCGCTTCCCTCAGTAAAAATATCAGCTTCATAGTTGAATGCTTCTTGAAGATCTATATCTTCTCCTTCTTTTTCTTTAACCTTTTGAATAATATTTTCTGGTACATCATCTAACTTTATATGAGTTCCAATAACTACAAATGATGATGAACTACTGTTGGTCACAAAATCCATTTTAATTTTCATTGTTATTCCTCAATTGATTTTATTTACAAACTAGTTTTGCTAAATTACCAGTTGAATGTTTACTACCAGTTGGGTGCCCATATTTGTAATGGCATTTTGCGCAAACAGATATTGCATAATCTGGGTCTAAAGCAAAGAATGGTTCTAATTTTTGTGGTCGTAAATGATGAACTATAGTTGCATGTTCACCACAATAGTGACAAATTTCACTATCTCGTTTTAAGACAAACTGATTTAAAGTATTAAGTTCAGCTGAAGTATGGGGTTTATCGGTATCTGTATATGGGTCGTTTTGTAATCCATATAATGGGCAAACTTCTTTACATTTCTGGCAACAATAGAAATAACTACCGTCATTTCCATCTTGTTTTTCTAATTGATTTTTTCTACATTGTATTTGCATTAATGTAGGAGTAAACCATCCACCTTTTTCTTTTGAATTTTTACAATTGTGATTTTTACAGTGAACCTGAATTTCTTTGGATTTATCTGGATTGTATCTCATTTCTTCAACTTTTGAGAAAAATGGGTATTTTTCTTTTATAGTGTCAATGGATAGTTTACTACTAATTCTCATATTACTTATTGTTTTGATAGAGAAACATGCTTTTTTATTTTTATTCCATGGGGTTCGACCTTTATTTTTAGAACTTATATTTTTTAGTTGTTCCTTTGTTAAATAATTTTTTTTGCCTTTGTTCCATGGAATATTTCCTTTGTTCGCATTGCTCTTTTTCTTTCTTGTTTCTTTAGAATCTTTCCATGTTTTTCCATAATTTGGATTTAACGGTCCTTTTAAAACATTGCTCTTTTTCTTTCTTGTTTCTTTAGAATCTTTTCTATCCATGGCATAATTTTTTAATATCTCTTTTGTTTTAAGTGTATGTTTTTTTGAAAAGAATGGATTATTTTTATCTGATATTTTTTTTCGTTGATTTGGGCATTGTCTATAGTGTTTATTGCAACACTGCTTCCCATTTTTAAATTGATATTTAGCTTTTTTTCCGCAACCATAGTTACATAATTCCATTTAAGTTTTCCTCTTAATTTACTCGCCTCTAAGAATTTTGTGTGTTACCTCGCTATCAATGGGTTTTACTTTGTTATTTGTAAACAGAAAATATTGAACTGGCCATTGTTTTTTATTATAAAATTTTTCACGTTTATAGAATGTGTTTGCAATATCTGAACAACCATAATCGACCATATCAACTATAATAGGAGTTTGTTTATTTTCGCTATTTCGTACAATTCGGCCAGTTATTTGCTCTATATTTGATATTGGAGATGTCATTATAACTGTATCTTTCCATGGTGCATCAATTCCATCTCTACATTTACCAGGTGTTGCAAATGTTGCTTTTGCATTAAGAGTTTCAAGTCCACCAGAAGCACAAAATTTGGCTTTGCTTTTAATAGGCATCCAGTCATATAATTCATCAATTAATTTGATTCTTTCAGCCATACATATCAGATCCCTTGTTTTAAATTTGCCTAATAACCCTCTTATCGCTCGCATAAACGGTTTTGATTTTTTAATGAGGTTGAGGTATCGTGCTCTTTGAAAATCGCCACCCCACCGTATATACTGTGTCCTGCGTGGTGTATCTATTTGATAATCCAAAAGGAATACAGTAACTTTTGCCCCCATCGTACCTTCTAAATCATCATCTGAAAATATATCACCAAGATGAAATTCGATTATATCACCATTGCCGTCAAACCGATATGGTGTAGCACTTAATCCATATGTGTATTTTGCAGGAATATGAATTGAACATTCCGAAAATGTTGGAGCTCCGACTGATGTATGAACTTCATCAGCCACACATACTCCAATATTTGCCTCATTTAATTTTATTAAAAACCTCTCACGGTTTCTTTTTAATAATGATAAGAATGTTTGAACCATTGCTATAATAACAGGTTTATCTAAATCTTTCTCAAATGTGTTTGATCTCAAATCAGCAATATCATTATCTTCGAGATTTGTAAATTGTTTTAATCTATTTCGCCATTGTTTTGCAAGAGGGTCTCTATGAACTAAAATCATAGATTTTCTCTTTCTTTCAGCAATCATACAAATTGCTATAACAGTTTTTCCAACACCAGGTGCAAGTTGTAATGTGGCATTCTCATTTAACATTAAATGTCGAATAGCTCTTTCTTGTGCTTTACTTCTGGGTATTATATTATGTTCAATTTCAATAAGATTACCATCATGCCTAAAATCTTTTATTTCATAATCAAACATGTATTTTTGAATCGGAAAGTTTCTTGGTATTAAAAGAAACTTTTCCGATTCAAGATAGAATTTATTTATAGTATAGATAGACGAATTATATGCCTTCGTCCTTCTTCCCAAGGATTCTTTAATTTTAATATAATAATCATCATATTCATGTTGTCTGGGTATAAGTAGACCAGATCTTTTAATAATTTCAATCACTATCTTATCCTCTAATCCGATGAATATGTTGCAGAAGACGTATCTGTTTCAAAGACAGTCACATAATCAATATCAACATACCACATTGTTTTTAATATTTCACCAACATGTTGAAATATATCTTTGGCCATATTCTCTGCTGTTGGTTCATAAGGAACTATAAGGATTTTTGAGGAGGGTATAATTTCCTTCATTTTTTCAGCAATCTTTTCATCTCTTTTACTGAGCATCAAAGCATGATCCATTGAATCTAAAAATCTTTTGACTACATGTTTTAGATCTGAGAAATCCATTATCATTCCTTTATCATTTAGTTGCTCACTTTTCAGACCAACAAGGACAGTATAATTATGTCCGTGAATATTTTTGCATGCTCCACCATGACGACTAAGCCGATGACCCATAGCGAACGTAAACTCTTTTACTATTCTATACATAAATATCTCCTTTACAAACCCCTAATTTTTGGGAATGATTCACTTGTAATCGGATAGTTATCCGTTAGATGTGGTCCATGCCCGCTTCTGTGTTTAAATTCTACCGAAACATCAGCAGTTATTCCCAATTCTAATGCTTGCATGTGAATTTCACTTACAAGTATTTGAATATTTCTCATAACTAAATTATGTAGAAATTGATGGTCAGGAGGTTCATAAGGATTTTTTTCTCCCATAGCATAAGTTATCCAGTCTTTTCTTCCCCGGCCATGACAAGCAGGACACACTCTATCTATTATAGAATGCCCTCTAACAATTTTTCTTCCCCCCACATTCTCTACATATATAATCAGTTTCATTGAAGTCCATTATATTGCTCCAATACAAAGTTATTTAAATTTGATAAACAGTTATTGTATTCTTTTATTTCATTATTTATTTCAGTTGTTTCTGTATTCAGAGTGAACATTTTATTAATCCTGTATTTATTGATCAATGCTTTTGCAGTTTCGGCAGAGACATCTGTTGTTTTTTCAATTGATTTGAGAGCATCTTCAATATCCCAATTTTTACTGATATATATTCCAAGAGGTTTCCGGATTATCTCCAGAGCTTTATATTCTGCAATAAGTTCAACTAATCTTTTAACTTTATGTTTTAACATCTTTTCATTTATTGCACAGAACATCTTGTATGTATCAAGTAGCATATCATCTACTGATTTTACAATAACTTTTTGGTTTACATCAGTTACAACAATTTCAAAAGGGATGCTCCCTTTAATAACATTTTTTAATTTATTAACAAATTCTTTATAAATCTTATCTCTATTTCGTTCTCTTAAAACTTGAAATTTAATTTCTGTTTCTGTTACTGAAAGATCAGTAAATCCGATCATTCCATCGTTGAGTTCATTTGAAAACTTTCTTAGAAGTGATTCAAATTTCTTTCCGGGTGGCCACGATTTTAATATTACCGAATTAGTTCTTGGTTGTTCTATGATCACACCCTCAACTAAAATCTTAGCTTTCCCCGTTGTTAATAGTTTTTCAATATCTTCTGGTGTTGAAGTTATTGCGCAATTAGTTATCGGGGCAATAATAGGCTTCCTTTTTCTGACACCAAGAAGCCATAATAATCTTTGCAATAGATCTCTTTCAGCATAACAAGGAATAAATGTTTTGAATCCAAATCCTATTCCTTGAGTGTATTCAGATCCCAATAAACATGCTGGATACATAATCGGCAGATGAGACGGCTCTTTATCGTCAAATTCTGTTTGAATCCATTGAACATGATCGACTATTTTGAATGCCATATCAATTGTTCTCTGTTTTGATTTACATTCAGTATAACGTGGGGCAGCTGGTCCAATTGATTCAATGCCAACATTTGAACCGAAGTTTCCTTGTCCTGTCAAGAAACCTTGTCTGACCAATTGAACAATTGTTCCATAACATTCACCATGAGGATGATAATGACCAATCGTATAAGCATCAACTTGTCTTGACTTTGCAAATTTATTTCTAGCAATCTTAAATGCTGATAATAATACTCTTCTTTCTACTGGTTTTAAACCATCAACTTCTGATGGAAAATTCCTCCAGTTGGAATATTGACCATAATCTCTATATAGCTTCGGTAGGTTGTAGTCCATATTTAGCTATCATCTCCTCTGTCATATTTATTAGATACTTTGACTTTGACATTATTGGAAAATTTGGTACTCCCAAAATATGAGCAGATGTTAAATCTTTTCCTTGAACTATTTGTAAAGGATCAAAAAAGCCTGTACTGGGAGAATATGCAATAACTCGTTCATATTGATGAAGTCCAAAGATATATGAATAATCAGTTATTCGACTATCTGCCCAAGGCCACGGCCATCTCTCGCCTTTTAATGCTATTTTTGAATCTACTTTTTGTAAAAACTCTACTGTTAGTTCTTCAAACATTACAGGGCTTATTTGAATTAGTATATCCGTTGGAATATTCACCGGATGTCCATCTTTATATAAGCTCCCAATCCAGTCAGTTTTATTATCATCTCTGATAATATAAAAATCAGCTCTCGTTCCCATAACACTCCTCTTCTAAATTCTGCACTTTTTTACAATATTTGATTAGTCTCTTATCTGATAAATCGCCAAGATAACCACCTATAATTTTTCTATATAACCAATAATCATCAATAAATAAATGTTTGTGTTCTCTAATTTTAGAACACAACTGACGTCTTATTCTTTTTCTTAGTCTACTGTGGTGTTCTAATATTTGAGATAAAATTCTAACTGGTTCCATTCTTTTATCCTTTCATAATTTCACGAACTATGTCACCACTTTCTGAAAGTTCCAAATCACCATTTTCTGCAATTTTAATATCTTCATAAGGAGCAACAATACGTCTATATAGTTCCAACTTTGCTGCCTCTAATACTCCTATACAATCGTTTAAGGTTGCATATGACAAACCGTGAGATTCTATATACTTATGAAGCAAAATAGTAATACAATAGTTTAAGTCTCCTTGGCCAGTTGTATGTGGTCCAATTTCCTTAAGATGTTTATCAAATAGAGTTCTTCTGTTTTTCTCTATATATGGCATACTCTCACCTCTTTAATTTACAAAACAAGGGTTTCTTCCCTTTTTGGGGTTCTAGCTTTTTCCCCGTCTTCGTCTTTCCCCAATGACAAATCATTTGACTATTGTCATTGATTTTCATAAGATCACATGCTGTACAGTCACTAGTTATTGCTTTAGTTTTCATTAGCTTTCTCCTTTTTATATATTCTTTCTATCTTTTTAATATAGAATCTAGCCAATTTGTCACAACCTATATCAACATTCATTTTACAACAACTTCTTACAATACATTCTTTACATACTTCTGGTGTATTATTTGAGGAATCCAAATTTATATACTCCTTCTCTCATTCTGTTTTCAAACTTTTTATATAATAGATTAAATTCTTTTAAATCATCCTTGAAGTATTTCTTTAGAATGAGTTTAATTTGATACCAACCAGCATCCCAAGTATTTAAATGCCATTCAGGATGTTCTTCATGTAGTTGTTCCCTATATGGAAATGTTTTAATAACCAATTCAATAGCTTTGTTTAATACTTCTGCTGCATCTTTTGAAAATGATGATTCTTGTATTTTCTTGAATACGAATCTATCATGATCTCCAGTTGCATCATGGTATAATTCATCAAACCCATTTTCATTTGCTAACTGTAACATTTGTTTATTTGGCATCCAGAACCATTCATTTTTAATATCCCAGATTTTATCTTTATATGTGATTTTTCTTAGGGATGATTGGTTTGATGAACCATTGAATAATGAATATATGATTGCATCTGTATTCCATTGTGGATATTCTGGATGTTGTTCATTTGGTGCAATATATTCATCTTTTTGATTAATCCAGTTTGGGGTAATTATTTTTCTTGCTGTAAAAAGAGATATCACTTCATAAAAATTTTTTTCAATGAAGGGAAACCCATGAAATAATGTATCACCAGATGAAAACAAAGATACTTGTTTTGTATTGCATATTACATTATTTGAGGCATTACACATATAACCAATTGCGTTATCACACCACGTTCCTCCTCCATGTTCTTTTATAGAAATTGGATTTGATAAATGTGGACAATCATATCTTTTTATTCCCTTGATTTTTTCTTTTGTCCATATATTAGCAGGAATACAATCATCTGTATTATACAATTCTTTATAACTATTAGTTTCTATAATACCATCTTCATTAAAATCTTTAACTTCTACTATAAATTTATTAGTATTTTTTCTTGGACTCCATAAAGAGAACATGACTGACCACGATGATGCAGTATTAGAGAAGTGTTTTGAACAAAAGATAAACCCTTTTTCAAAACAAAACTCATTTAAAAATACTTCTCTAAATTTTTTGAAACTACTCCCAGTAAGAAATAGAGTAGGAGAAAAGAAAGATAAAAATATATTTGTTCTTGATGTTCTTTTGAATTTAATTATTCTATATAAAAATTGGGCATATAATTGTTCTGATGATTTTCCAAGATTTTCGTAATTCAACATTTCATAATTAATTTGGTTTTTTGAAATTGAATCTTTATTATTTCCACTAAAATTAAAATTAGATGCTGTTCCAAACGGAGGATTAAAATAAAACAATAAATCTTTTTTTATTTCATTTCCATCTTTATCTTTTTCAGGATAAAATATATTTTGTAATCCCCCAGGAATTTTTTTACTATCTTCAATCGGAACCATTAAATCAGGAATAACATCATCATTCAGAAAATCATACTGAAACTTTACAGCTTCTGGATTATAATGTTTAGCAACGTTTAAATATCCATAATTTATTTCAGAACAATACAACTCTTTAAATTTGAAATCTCTTGTTAAATTACCAGTTCCCCAAGCAGGATCCCATACAACATATTCTTCTTTCCAATCAGGACCAAATTGTTCTTCAATCATTTTATGAGCTTCTAATACCCACTCTGTTGGAGTGAAAAATTCTCCTCTGAATCGTCTTGCCTCATCTTCAACTAAACGATCACATATAGCTGTTAATCTTTTCTTTTCATCAATTGAATAATTCGTTTCAAAATGTTCAAAGAAAGAATCAAACACACTTCTGTTAATAGATACATCTCCAATTGGAGTAACTAATAGATTTTTCTTTTTTGGATGTGGATAATTATTATTAGAATCAATAAGACATCCCAAGAAAATAGATACTAATGTTTCCGAATCATATTTCTTTTTCTGTTTGATAATTCTTTCTTCAAAATATGAAAAGAATCTATTAATATTTAATTCCGTTATACGAAGTTTTTGGACTGTGTCATTATGCAGTTGTTTAATTTTATCAACTACAAATTTAAAATCAAAACGGTTATTATTAATACTAAATATATATGGTTTAATATTTTGATCATTATATAATTTTTTTGCTAATACTGGATTTTTAGAAGAAGCAACACTTGGCATGATGCTCCAATCTATATCCTCGTTTAAGTACGGTACTAAGTCATTTGAATGTAAGCAAAAACACTCGTCAAAGTCACCACCAAATATTATGCTTGGTAGTTCATCACCATGATTTTCAAAATCTTTTAAATAGTAAATTAATTGTATTAATAAATCAACTAATTGAAGTCTTTTTGTTAAATCAAAGTTGTATTTAAATTCCATTAACATTTTCAAACCATTTTCCATAAGACCATCAGTATAATAAGGAGAACTAATTTTGGCATCTGGAAAATAGTTACTTATAACTCTTTTATATTTTTCTTCAACGTCACTTTCTACTTTACATTCTTGTAGTAGATTATACAGATTGAGTGTAGTCATTTAAGTCTCCTTTTTGTTATTTTATCCCATTACCAACTTTCTTTTCTCTTCTGGACTCGAAAATAGTTTTACAAGACTATTAATATCCTTGCTATATTCAATAGACATTAAGTTTCTTGTTCCTTCATCCAACAAACAAATTTTCAATTGTGCAGGATTCATTTCCCCAAGCCCTTTATATCTTTGAATAGTTCTGCCCTTATCTCTTGCCTTCTGTACCATCTTATCAGACCATAATGGAATAAATGTTTTCTTCTCATTAATAGCAAATAGTGGAGTTTGGACAATATAATATCTACCTGATTTAATAATCTCAGGTAATAATATAGCAATAACCATCGTTACAAGACATGCAATATGAAACCCATCAAAATCTGCATCAGTTGCACATATTATTTTGTCATATCTCATTTTAGATAAGTCAAATTGTGGTTCAATACCTGTACCAATTGCTCTAACCAATTCACCAACCTCCTTATTATCAAGGATACTTTTTTTGGTTGTAATGTTTGGTATTGATTTTCCTTTCAATGGAAGAACTGCATGTAAACGGGGATCTCTTGATTGAAGTATAGAACCTCCAGCTGACTCTCCTTCCACAATATATAACTCGCCATTTCTGCTTGTACAATCTCGAAGTTTTGTAAATTGTGTAGAAGCTCTTCGGCCTCCTGTTCCATTTTTCTTTAACTTTTGTGAGTCAAGTCTCCTTCTATAATCCTGAAATCTTTCTAGGTATTCTATTAGAAGTTGTTCTTTTTCTACAGCGAAAATGTCTAATTGTTTCCGAAAGTCACTTCTAAATTTATTAAAATCAGTTTTATGATTAATTAATTTATCTTTTGTCTGACCTGAAAATTTTGGTTCAAGCATACTTAATATCAGATATGCTCTTAATCTAAAGAATACATCATTAGGTTGAAAGGAGAAACCATGTTTTTTACCTTTTGCTAAGAAAAAATCTTTTAACATATCCCAAAATACTCCAACATGACTTCCGCCATGATCAACTGGCAATAAATTTACCGAAGACATAATCTTTGGAGACACTGGACCAGTTGGTTCATATGTAAACAATACTTGAAACTTTTCTGGTTTTCTTTCTGATAATAAAGTTGTAATCTCTATATCTTTTGCTGAATCTAATGTTGATTCTACAAAATGCTTTTCAATATTTAATTTAAATACTTCACTTTTCCCGTCTATATCTAAGACAAATCTTAAATTATCTGGCATCTCTGCTGAAGCAGTAGTTAATCGTTTTCTTATTCTATCTATATTAGGCATTAAAGTGTGAAAATATTTCTTATTTGGTACAAACTCGATCTTTGTGGAAAAGGGACACACACCCTTATGATCTTCAATATCTGATTTCTTTAACTTACTGTCTTTAAAGTAATATATTGCATGTTTTTTGTTTCTGTAAATTTCAACTGTATATTCTTTACTCAGGGCATTAACGGCAACAAGCCCAATTCCATGTAGCCCGCTACAAATTTTATATGCTGATTTCTTATCTTGAAATTTTGCACCTGAAAATAATTTAGAAGATATAATAACTGGAGTATCATTACCAAAAGGTATCCCCCTTCCGTTGTCGAGCACTGAGAATTTATTTTCTTTTGTATTAATTATAACAGCGACTATATTAGCATATCCTGCCAGAGCTTCATCGAGAGCATTATCAATCGCTTCTTCCCATAAATGTGTGGGGGTATTTGTGTCCCCTATATACATGGATGGGTTTAATTGAATATGTTCAATTTCTTCAAGGACACGAATATCAGTTGATTTGTATTTTCCTTCCATCTATTTCTCTCCTTTAATAATCTATTACATAACCACCCATTTTTATGTTGCTTTATTTTTCCGTTAGCAACATATTGCATACAATCATAATTAAGACTATATTTATCACAGAATTTTTTAAGATTAAATACTCTAAAACTTTCTCCTATGGGAGATGTACAAAGATATTCAAATTTTGTTCTGCCAGATAATTTATCACTAACTTTTTTTACTGTTTCTGCATTATGCATTGGAGGATTTTGTTTAGTAAAAATACTTTGATCAGGTCTTTTTCTTCCTCTCAAAGTATTACCGTGCTTTATACATTCTTCAACATTTGACATTCTTCCTCTGCCTTTCTTAATCATATCCACAGCATTATCCTTATATGTACCAATAAATAAATGTTCTGGATTTACACAACAAGGATTATCACAATGGTGACACACTAACATTCCATCTGGTATTGATCCTTTATATAATTCATAAAGTAGTCTGTGGGCAAGATTGTCATCATATTTTCCATAATTCTTTGATATTTTGCCTTGTATCCATTCCCAACATTCTGTATCTTTATTAATAATATATCGTGTACCTACTTCTATTTTAAGATACTCTTTAAGCAAATCAGGATATTTTAACCAGTATTGTTCTTTACTTATATTATGGTTTTTCATTCTTGTAATGTGTTGATTTAAATATCTTAAACTATAGAAAGAGGCATCACATATTTGACATACAAATAATCTCTCTTTTGTTTTTATCATTTATCCTCCTCCTATTATTATAGTTCTACAAAATAAGTTTAATAGCCAGACTTTAATAAGTCCAGCTACCAAACTTTTTACTGACTATATTTTACTACTTGTTTTCCGGTATAAATAACGGGAATACCCATACTATTCCAATGAACATTCCCACTATTGAGATTATTAGTGCCTTGCTATTTCCATTTAAAATTGCAGAAATAAAACACCACCACTGAACCGTATAAAATAAAAATTTCATATCTGCACCACGTATCCAGTTCGGTTGACATTTTCTGCTGTACCACCTTTAGTAATAACCCAAATCAATTTCTTTGGTAGAGATTTCCTTGGGAGATTATTTATATCTTCAGTATAACCATCTGTGAAAGCAAGACAAACATCACAGTTAAGTTGTCTAGCCCTTTCAAGACCAGGAAACAAAGTTGTTCCGCCTCTTCCTTTAATATTGAATTGAATATCTCTTATTCTCCTGACTTCATATTCTTTTTCTACAGCGGCATCTACTTCTAAAACAGTAGTATAACAATGACGATCATTCTCAATAATATTTTTAACACCAGAGAGACCCTCTAAAATATCATCCACGTTCATACTTCCAGATGTATCAATCAACACAACAATATCAAAAGTCATGTCTCTTGTTTTACCTGGAAATGGAGATATCTGCGGAATATACTTATTATCTTTTAATGCAAAGACATAAGTTCGTTTTCTATTAATTTTAGTTGGGCTTCTCAAAAACTTACTGAATCTTGATCCTCTAATTAATTTCCTGATGATTTGATAATATGGAGCTTTTGGTGGAGCAAGGGCTCCTTCTATTAGTTGAGCTATATGAGATGGTATAGTTCCTCTATCTTTATTAAAACTCTTGACCGATTCTTTAATAATATTCTGAACATGTTGGTCAATCTTTCTCGACAGTGAACTAAGGTCGGGAACACCCTCTGTACCTTTTTTCCATGTAGCGTGATCATTGAATGCCTTATTTCCTGCCATGTTTACAGTTTTGGCAGTCTTCAATAGTTCATAAAAATAGTATTCGGTTACTTTACCTTCTTCTAATTTATAATTTTCTGGAAGACATGGAGGCCAAGGTTTCCCATCTATTACAATTGGTTCTCTGATATTTGCCTGTGTATTAACAGTACAATCTGCTGCAACATTCCAAACTTCAGTCTTAATTGTTTTCCTTTGCTCAGAAGTTTCATTCGCTAAAATGCGAAGATATCTTGGAATATGTTTATTAAGAATATGCATTCCTTCGTGCTCAATTATTTTTAATATTGATTTATCACTAGTATTCACCATTAAGTCGGGCTCGAAGTATAATGAAATTGTACCGTCTTTTTCAGGACCTACCCCCATAATTGAGGGTAGTCCTTTTACAGGTTTTCTTCTTATTCTTGAGAACAAGTAACCCCAGTAATTATATTTCAAGACGAATCTTGCAACTAATTCTCTGAGACGTTCTCCTTGAGGTCTACTCATTAGAGATTTCCCTCACCTGCTTTAACAATTGGATCATAGAAATTTTTCTTATAGGATTTAGATCCTTTCAAAAGTGACAGGTGAATTTTTGTCATATATTTAAATGGTTCAGATGATCTGTTAAATGAATCTATCTGTGATATAAATAATGCCGATGTATCAATAGGCATCATTAATAGAAAATCAAGTACATTCTTTAACTTATTATCATCATGCTGAGGCATTGATGTTGTCATAAATGTACAGAATCCAACCATAAGCTCCCCTAATTTAGCGTTATTATTATCTTTAAGAAGCTGTTGAATTTGAGGTTTGATCTCTCTTAAATTATAAAACACATCTTTAGGATTGATGTCTTTCTTATCCCGGGCGAATTCAATGAATAATCGAGTCATATTTGTATTAAGAAGTCCAGCAGCTTTAACTTCAATTTCATCAAAGTCTATGGTTTTACGTCGAATCTTCATTTTCCATAAATGATCTGATAATTTTTCATAACTTGCTGGATTTGCATAAACCGACCCAATCTTTTGGGCTTGAAAATCATAAAGATATTCTGGGTGGGTTTGAATGAACTCAATAATATATGGATGAAAATCTTGTGCTATTGCATATGCAAGAAAGTCAGTTGCAAGAACTTCAGTATATAGATGTAATTGTCTTCTTAGTCCTGCTGCATCTTCAAGATTGTCCATTGAATATTCAGAATCATCTGGATTATCAATTGATATAACAAACCACCCCTTTGGGAATGGATGCCTATGGACAGAATATTCATTTTGAATCTGCCATAGTAATTGTTGTAGCTGATGATCACCTCGTGAAAATTCATCAATTACAAATATTCCAAATGAGTTCTTTTCTTTCGGTACAAAATCCGAATATAACATTTTAAATGTTGGTTCCCCAGTTTCTGCTCCAACTGGGAATGGAATGATAAAATCATCTCTTGATAGAACAGGAGATTTGATCATAAGACAACCAAACTCCTGCTCTTTTTTATTACCAAATATTTCTTGTGTTAATTCTTCGGCAATCTGATAGCATATCTGTGTTTTTCCAACACCGGCTGGACCGATGATATGATAACATTGTTTATCAACTTCTCGACCTGCTTGCCAGGCTGCAATTGTGTCTTTAATGTCTTCTTTTAGTAATGTTTTAATTTTCGCAATAGAGAGAACTGATATATTCAATCTCTCATGGTATTTCAATTCTTGTTCTTGAGTATTTTCGTCAGGCATTGCGGATCTCCTTTTCTTTGGTTAACTTAAAATTCTATGTCATCAAAACTGAACAATTTATCTGATACTTCTTCCTTTGCCGGTTCCGAAGCTGCTTCGCTTTTTGTTTCTGGAGCTTTCTCTGCTTCTGTTGATAATACACCTTCTGGTTTTGCTCCGTAACCTGTAGTTTGCTTTCTTTTAGACCAGTCGAATTTATCATTGAATTGTTCGAGAGTGTCTTTAGATAGCTTCAATATTTTAAGAACAGCTTCTTTTGGGAGTTCAACACCTTTATTAAGTTCAAAGATGTTTACTTCATTATTAAATGATGAAGTTGCTGTCCCTCTGGTTATTTTTGTAACGAACCTTTTGTTATTGACTACAGCTTTTTCAAATGCTTTGCTTTGATCTGTAACAGGTTCAAAAATAGGAGACAACTCTTCATTATACATATTGTTAAGATATTCTGAAACATTTGAATATCTCATTCCCTTTCCCCTTATAAATATAAATACTGGTCTCTTTTCTTCTGTGAGGATAGGACTTCCATTTTCATTACAATAAATACCTGCAACCAGTATTTGAGATCTGCATGGATTACAGAAATCAACTGCTGCTCGGTCTGCTGATGTAAGAGGACATTCTCTCAGCTTTCCATCACCTGTTTTAGCTGTACCGAACCAGGGAGCTTGTCCTTCTTTAAATGAAGTACATACAATACTATCACGCCCACGTTCAGTCTTAATATTTACGAGAATCTCTTTAGTATGAGTGATAATCATATGAACACAATC